GGTAATCCAAGGTTGGTCCGCGTTCGATGTGAACAACAATTCATATTCGAGTGCGGACACTTTCACGTGCACGTTCCTTGCCAACAAGCTTCCTCCCGCACAAAACGCCGACTGGTTTTCAAGCCAGAAAGACGCATATGTTGAACTGTTCGTCGGAACCCCGGCAAATCCTCTTAAATGGACCGCTACCGAGTTGCCAAGCTGGATTTATGGGCAGGTAGATCATATCGATTACGAGCCCTGCTCGGGAACAATTAGCGTGTCTGGCCGCGACCTAACGCGCCTGCTGATTGACGCTAAGACTACCGAGAAGTGGCAAAACAAAACCGCCTCGCAAATTGCAACAATCCTAGCGCAGCGGCACGGCCTAACCGCGCAAGTCGTCGCGACCAAAACGCAAGTAGGAAAGTATTACGAGATTGATCACGAGCAAATGCATGATGCTCGCACCGAGTGGGACTTGCTCACTCATCTTGCGCGAATTGAACAGTTTGATGTTCATGTGCGCGGTCAGACCTTGTTTTTCCAGCCCAAGGCATCATCCACCGCCGCCCCGTATCCGGTTATATGGACGCCGCCCGACGAATCGACAGGGTTCCCGACATGCAGCGTTCTTGACCTAAAGCTAGGTCGTGCTCTCACCGTATCTCGTGGGATCGTCGTCACCGTTCGCTCTTGGAACGACGCGGCGCAAAAGGTCTTTACCGCAAGCTATCCGCCGAACGCTGCCAAGCAAATCAAACCCGGCTCGGCCACGTTGCCGGGGAACGCGACGCAATATTTTTACAACATCGCAAACCTGACGCAGCAAGCGGTCGTTCAGCGCGCATATGCACAGTACCAAGACCTAATTCAGCACGAAATGACCGCTTCGTTTTCCATTCCTGGAACGAGTGCCTTGGATGTTCCTGGGACCATCAATCTTAGCGGAACAGGGACTAAGTGGGATCAGCCCTATTACCCCGACTCCATCAAACGCAAGCTCAGTTTCGCCAGCGGCTACACGATGGAAGTAAGCGCGAAAAACCATAGCCCTGATTCGGAGGAAACAACGGCATGAGCCGCGCTATCGATCAGCTAACGAACAACATGCGGCAACAAGCGGAATTGTCCGCTCGCTCAGTCGCCAAGCCACGAACCGGAATCATTACCTCATACGACCCAACGAAACACGCCGTCAAGGTCACGCTTCAGCCTGAAGGCGAGGAAGTAGCAGGCTGGGTTCCGCTGGGTGCTGTAGGGGTCGGCAATGGCTTTGGCGTGCTATCCGCGCCGAACCTTGGCGATATGGTTCAAGTGACGTTCAGCGAGGGCGACATTAAAGCCCCGCGCATCACGGGTCGATTCTTCTCTAACGTCAACATGCCCCCGGCTGTTCCCGCTGGCGAAACTTGGATCGTTCACGCGTCAGGATCGATTCTGAAGTTCCACAACGATGGAACGGTCGAATTGACGGCGGCTTCTACGATCACCTACAACGCGACTCAGCACCATTTCATCGGCCCCGTCCAACTCGATAGCACGCTCAACGTGAATCAGAAAATATCTGGCGAAGGCGGAATGACGATTAGCGGAGACAACGGGACCGGGAACGCATCCTCAGTAACAGGCAATACGAACTTTCTTGGTCAAGTGTCCGCTAACGGGCATCGAATCGATGATTCACATAAGCACGTTAATTCTGGCGGCTCCGGCCTTGGTGGTGTTCCTCAATGACCGATCTTTATCACTTTTGGGGGAATGACCTAACCGCCTCACCCTCTGGCGATCTGGCGACGGCTGACGACAGCGAAACAACGCTGCAGCAGATATTGCGCGCGTTGATGACAAACCCGGCTCTGAACGATTCGGCCGGGAATCCTATCGCGTCGGCCGACTATTCTGACCATCCGACATTTGGCGCTGGCTTGCCGCGCCGGATCGGTTCAAACCTGAATGTCGGCGTCATTCGCGGCCTTGTCCGCTCCGTGGTTCTTTCGTTCCCGGCTGTGTCTCGCTCACCGGCTCCCGTCATCGACGTATCACCGTTCAACGATGGCGCGACTATCAACATTCAGTATGTCAATCTCGTAACGGGAGTGACTGACACACTATCATTTGACATCAACCAATGAGCGTAAATAGCCAGTCATTCACACAGATTCTAACCAGCTTCGCAACGGTCGTTCAAGGTCAGGCATCCTCCCTCGTAAACTTCGTCACCGGCTCAATTATGCGAGCCGTTGGCGAGGGCGTTGCATGGATTTCGATGTGGCTTCAATCGCTGATCTTGAACGCAATCGCACTTACCCGTGCGGTAACGTCTAGCGGCGCTGATCTGGATTCGTGGTTAGCTCAGTTCGGGTTTTATCGGCTTGCCCCGACCGCTGCAAGCGGCCAAGTAACGCTGTCTCGATTCACGTACACGCAGCAAGCGATTGTCCCTGTTGGCTCCATTGTGCAGACTGGCGACGGGACGCAGCAGTACCAAGTAATAGCGGACACGACCAACCCGGCATACAGCGTCACGTTGGGCGGCTTCGTCATCGCGGCCGGTACGCAGACAGTCACGCTAACCGTAGTAAGCATCACGCCTGGCTCGAACTCGCTTAGCCTGCCCGACGCATCCGGCAATGTGTCGGCTGGCGTAATCAATGCTCTCTACCAGTCGATTCCATTTGTCGATACGGTGAGTAATGCCATTGCGTTTTCGAACGGCGTCAACGCTGAATCTGATGTATCGGCGCGGATTCGATTCGTCGGCTATCTGGCGACACTTGCCAAGGCAACGCGGGCCGCTGTACTCGCCGCTGTCGCTGCGCTCGGATCAAACTTTGTATGCACGATTGCAGAGAACATCACGTATGGCGGCGTTACGCAAATGGGGTATTTCTATGTCGTCGTAGATGACGGCACGGGAGCGCCATCGAGCGGCACTCTATCGACGGTCTATAACGCAATCGATGCAGTGCGGCCCTTCACGTCAACGTTCGGCGTGTTCGCGCCAGTGGTTCAAAACGCTGTCGTATCGCTCTCGATCACAACCACATCGACGGGCGCGGGTCACGCAGCAACCGCCGCAGTGGTTCAACTCGCGTTGCTGTCCTACATCAACACTATGAAGCTCGGGCAGACCCTTTCGTATTTCCGAATCGGTCAAATTGCGTTCGACGCGTCAACCGATGTTGTGGACGTGCTTGCTGTCCTGCTGAATGGTGGCACTGCTGATTTCACGGCAACTCCGCAGCAGGTTATCAAGTCAACCAGCGTATCGGTGATCTGATGGCTACAGGCGACCAAGCAGATATTTTCGCGCGGCTCAGTGAGCGCACTCCAAAGGGCTGGTTCGGTAGCGTGCATCCGATTGTTGATGCTCTGCTGCAAGGCGTAGCGGCTATCTTCGCTGGCGTGTATTCATGCTACGCGTACATGGTTCTTCAAACGCGTCTTCAGACATCGACCGATGGATGGCTCGACCTTTCGGCGGCCGATTATTTCGGGCCTACTGGCCTGCTACGCATTCCGAACGAGCAAGACCCGACCTATCGGAATCGAATCAAGGTCAACATCATTCGCGAGCGAGGAACGCGAAACGCAGTCATCAAGGTTTTAACCGATCTAACCGGGCGAGCGCCAACCATCATTGAGCCATTGCGCCCCGCTGACACTGGCGCTTATGGCATTGCATGCGGCTATGGCGTGGCTGGCGCGTATGGATCAATGCTGATGGCATACCAAGCGTTTGTAACCGCCTACCGGCCTGCCGGAACCGGTATCCCGAACGTGGGCGGTTACAGCTCATCCGTTGCCGGTTACTCGCAGGCATCACAAGCCGAATACGCGAACATTGGATCGACGCTAAGCGGAGTCACCGACGCGGCTATCTATGCCGCTGTCGCATCTGTCATCCCCGCCGCAACTATCGTTTGGGTTCACATTTCGAACTAAGCGCCCCGCATTGAAGAAACCATAAGCCCGCACTCGCGGGCTTTTCCTATTTCAGGATCGAAAATACATGGATCGCCAGATTGTCTATGCGGGTGCTATTCCGCTTGAAACCGATATTCTCAACACCAACCGGAACACGCTCACCGCCATTGCGGAACTTTGCCAAGATATTTTCGGCACGAGCACGGTTTTCACCGGCCTCGGTTGCGTTCCCGCCATCCCCGCAGCGCTTACGGTAACGATCAATCCCGGCCGTGTTTATTCGCTTCAAAACCGCGATACGCTGGCCTATTCGTCGCTCGCTGCCGATACGGTAAATCAGATCGTCAAGCAAGGTATCATGTTGACGGCTCAATCGTTGGCGTGCGCTGCCCCGGCGACTGCTGGCTTTTCGGTGAACTACCTTATCTCGGCCTCGTTCGTTGAGCAAGACATCACGCCTGTTGTCTTGCCTTACTACAACGCGGCCAATCCGGCGCAAGCGTTCAGCGGCCCCGGCAATACAGGCACTTCGCAGAACACCACGCGGCAAGACACGGTGCAACTTACGTTGACCGCTGGCATTGCCGCTGCCACTGGATCGCAAACGACTCCGGCTACTCCGGTCGGCACTATCGCGCTTTGGGTGGTGACGGTCGCGAATGGTCAAACCACGATCACGTCATCGAGCATCGCGCAAGCCTCGGGCGCTCCGATCCTGACTAGCTCGCTGCTGCAAGCGATCCAGGCGGACACACTGACGTATGGCGTTGATGTCGGCACGGTGAACGTTGTACAGGCGACGTATCAGCTTCCGATTACCGCGCTCGTTGAGAACATGAACCTTTGGGTTCGGTTCAAGAACGCGAACACGGGGCCGATGACGTTCACCCCGGCCCCTGGCCTCATCGCTCCGCTGCCAGTAGTCGGCGGCAATCACTCTGCGTTGCAAGGTGGCGAGGCGGTCGCTAACGGTCGCGGCAATCTCGTATATCGAGCCGATATTACGTCATGGGTTCTTATGGAAAGCTCGGGCGGGGCGATGCAAGTCTCCCCCGCCACCGCTAGCCAGCATGCGGTTGAATTCGGGCAAGTCTCGGGCGTTGTTGGGCAGGCTCGCAACCTGTTTATGAGTATCCCCGCTGCAAGCACAACGGCAACGATTACGGCCGACGAAATTGTTGTTGAAACGGCTCTCGGCGGGTTGCGATATTGTCTGCCGGGTTTCAACAAGACCATCAACCTAGCGACGGTTGGCGCGGGCGGAATGGATACAGGGGCGGCACCTGTCAGCGGCTATGTTGCGTTGTATGTGATATATAACCCAACCACCCAAACTGCTGCGCTGTTGGCAACGAATGCCGCTACAGTTCAGCCAAACATCTATGCTGGCGCGAATATGCCTGTTGGGTATACGGCGTCAGCACTTGTCAGCGCATGGCTGACGAATGCATCAAAACAGTTTGTTATTGGAGCGCAGCGGGACCGTTTTTGTACCCCTGCCCAAGTCCAAGTTTTATCCACCGCGACAATTTTCACCAACGCAGGTTTGGCTTTGGCGATACCGCCAAATGCTGTAAGCATTGACGGAACTCTTGGCGTCAGTTGCACCGCAGCGTCAAATCTATTGCTAACCCTCGCTCCGACAGCAACAAACCTTTTCGGAGCAAAGCAGAACCAGGCATCGATTGGGGCAGGGACAACGATCATAAATAGCTTCTCAAACTTGGCTTTAGTAGCACCGCAAGCTACTTACGTGACGACAGCAAGCTCAGCCGTTACACCGGCTTTTTCTGTATACGTTGTAGGGTATTCAATATGACAACTATCGATGTTCAGTTCTCGGACGCGTCTCAGGCCGTTATCATTTCGTATTTTGCTATGCCTCAGAACCCCGGTTCATGGCCCAATCAAGGCACTGTAGACACAAGCGATGCGCGCTGGAAGGCATACTTTTCATCTGTGCCAGCGATGATGCAGTCTGGTTTGCCGCTCTCCGGAAGCTGAAATTCAATTGGCCTTGTCGGCAAAAAATATTACCCGATCCCAATAATTGAGGTCGGCTAATTGATCGGTGAAGCGAAGGCGCTGCATCACGTCGCCCGCTCTAAAGCTCTGCCAATCGGATAGCGTGTAGTTCTGAAGCGCAAGCGGGTGAGGCATGGGGATGATTGAAATTCCAGATTGGAACCCGGCATCCTTGGCAAATTGGTCCATCTCTTCGAGCACCACGTCACGTTCTATCCACGTTGGGTCACGCTCCCTCATGAACTCAACGAATGCTATGGTTTCAGGTGATTTGCTATGACGCGCGCCGGGCTCCACAAAGATGGCGCGGCCACCGGGCTTTAGAACTCGATAGAACTCCGAGAAAACTTTAGGATAGTCGTGCATGTGGTGCACGGTGTCATAACAAAGAAGGTGCCCGAAGGTGTTAGATTCAAACGGCATCGCGTGCCCGTCACCCTGCTCCACTGACAGCAAGCTAGGGTTGACTCGGCAGTCAGATGCAACTCGTTCCTTTATGCACGCGTCGATGAGATCGCCGTTGATGTCAAACGATACAGTCTGAAATCCCATGCGTGCGCAAAATTCTGAGACCCACGTTGTCCCTGACCCAAAGTCAAGAATCGGATATTCGAGCGCATCTTGCTTGAAACTCGATACCATGACGCCGAAATCGAACAAAAGCCGCCCCGCTGCTCGACCGGACGAAAACGGTTCTTTGGCGAAGTTCCTGACATCATCTTGAGAGAATTTCATTGCGCCCTCCTTATGGGAGTGGTGAGTTTATCAAACCCGCCCGAACTCATCGAAAAATAGGTGCTCGGGCGGCTCTTTCCCCTGCGCGTCACCCCTGAAGCATCTTATTGACGATCACCAATAACGGGGGGAAATAGTGACTCTCCTTGAACGCGTAGCCCGCATCGTTTGGGTGCTCGGCATCTGACCCAAGTAGCACGGTGCACCAACCCGGGTATGCCTTGAAAGCGTTGTACACAGGCAGGACTGGAACGCTATCCGCCGATGCGGTTGAGTTCATCGTTGAAACGAACTGGTCAGTAACGGGCAGGTTGCTTCCGGGGATGCGGCATACCGGATTTGGCTCTTCATGAATCGGCATAGCATTTGCCGCCCTGACAGTCTCGTCCCATAGCTTTACCCAGGTCGCATACTGGTCCATTGTTTCATTGAAAACGTACTGATCATTAATTTGACTGTTCGTGATTACGATGTCTGCTGGCGTGGCGAGCGCTGCAAGACGCGTTGCAAGCGGAACGGTTACCGGGCCACCTGTCTGTAGATCGTCAGGAAATGAACTCCCTGAGATCGATCCATCGATCACAGTAACCAGCCCAGGAAGAGCCAAATCAAAATCTTTCTGCATCCTCATTGCTGGAGTGTTGGGGGTTTTTTGTGACGGGTATTCCGTGTCGACCCCCCAATTTGTACTATCGCCGTCAAGAAAAATTGTGATGTGGGTCTTTGCCGGTGGCTTTGGCGCAACAGCAACCGCAGGTTGCGCCGAATTTCCCGACGAACCACCACCGCCGCCACCACAAGCAGATAACAAGCAGCACAACGCGAGGACTAGACCTAATTTCATTTTTAACTCCATGGGTTTGTTCGATGGGGTGACAATACTACCATTACGGTAGTAATTCAAGAACTATTTTTCATGCCTAGGACATAGATGGATTTTCAAACACTCAACGCGTGGATGGTCTTGTGCGTGACCGCGCTTGTAGGTCTTGGCTGGTGGCTGTTCCGCACGCTGCATGCAAAGGTTGACCAGACCGACCGGAACGCCAACTTAGCGGTCGATATGGTTAAGGACCAACTGTCGAAGCACGAGTTGTATTGCGCTCAAAACTACGTCACGAACCCGGCTCTTACGGCCTCAATCGAAACAATAAACCGAGCGGTCGATGCGATTTTCAAGAAGCTTGAACGCATTGACGAAAAGCTAGACCGGAAAGCCGACAAGCCATGAATATCACGCCTGATCTACTGATGGAAACGGTCCAGCCGTTGACCACGAACGCCGCTCGTTGGGCTGATCCACTGCAAGCCGCGTGCGTCAAATACTCCATAAACACGCCGCAACGTCTCGCCGCGTTCCTGGCGCAGATCGGCCACGAGTCGGGCTCGCTATCGGCGACTAGCGAATCGTTCGATTACTCGATACCTGCACTGATGGCGACGTTCCCGCGCGTCATGACTTACACGGTTGCCGTGAAGTACGGTCGCCAGCCGAATGAAAAGGCCGTCCCGCTTGCTCGCCAAATGCAGATCGCAAACATGGTCTATGGCAACAAGTACGGTAACGGCGGAACAGCATCGGGCGATGGCTGGAAATATCGCGGCTCTGGTCCGGTTCAAACAACGTTCGCCGCTAACTTCCAGGCGGCCAAGGACGGAACGGGCATTGATGTTGTCACTAACCCCGATCTAGTCCGCACGGACGCCGCCACGGGCGCTATGGTCGCTGGATTCTTCTGGATCAATCACGGCCTGAATAGTCTTTCGGACGCTGGCGAGTTTGAAGCCATAACGCGGCGCATCAATCCCGCGATGGCTGGCGCTTCCGACCGTGACGCGCGATTCGTCCGCTGCAAAGCCGCGCTCGGCATCTAAATAAACCTTCAATCGGAAACTGCCCGCCGCGTGCGGGCTTTTTTACGTCTATGCAAATCGCACACGAGCACGAAACCCACGAATCGATTCAGATCGATATTTTCTACCCTGACCACGCCCCGCGCAGTGAATCGGCGCTGTTCCGAAAAACAAAGCATCACCTTATCGCCGCGCTCGATACGCCGTGTTGGGTTTGCGGCACGAAGGAAAAGCGCGAGGTTCATCACTTCCATGCGGAGTGGGCCGATACCGAAGGCATCGACTGGATCAAGATGCGCGCGCTGCATCCGGCATTCGATTGGTCAACGTTCAAAGACGATTCCGATTTTATCGACTCGGAATACAACATGGTCGTGCTATGTGAGCGCCATCACCGGGGCAAAGATCACGGCATCCACCTGTTGCCATATCCGATTTGGATTATGCAGCGCAACCAGCTTTCGAATTTCACATTCGCCCCTGATGAGGTAAAGGCATGAACGCCGACGCCTTAGACGTGCCGCTGAAAATGTTGGCGGTCGGATTTCTCGTTGTCGCTTGGATTGCATGCGACATGCTTCACATTCAGGACCAGCCTCTATTTATCATGCTCGGCACGCTGATTGGCGCGGTCCCGATATGGCACGGTGTAAATAACCTGCCGTTCAGTTTGGCTAAGGCCGCGCCATGAGATTAATTGCGCTGCTTCTGGTTGCGATGCTAGCCGGTTGCGCTGGCATCGCGACATATGACGTAAAGCCGTTCTATGACGCTGCCGCTGGCAAAGAGGTTTGTTGCGAAGTGACCGTAACGAACGGCAAGGATATTTCAACAGTATCCGCTCACTACGCAAAGACAGGCGATGACTACACGGTTGATTTAACCGAAACGGGAGTCGTCGCAACTGCCCCAATTACAGCGAACGCAGTAACCGCTTCTGCCGTCGCTGGCGCTGTATCAAACGCGGCTATCTCTGCCGCTAAAATCCTTCACTGAGCCAAATATGAAACGAGTCTTTTTATCCGTTGTCGCTGCCATTGCATTGGCCGCCGTTGCTGCTTGCTCGTCGCTCCCGAAAATCACCGTGCAAACTCCGGTTCAGATTGCCCAGGCAGTATGCAAGCCCGCTCAAGCTGAAATCACCGTATTGCAAGCCGATGGAATTTTCACTGGCGGCGCTGCAAAAACGCTCGCGACCGTACAAGCCGATTTATCCAAGGCGTGTGACGCGATCCTGACCACCGCCACGCCTACGCTTGCCACGAGCCTGTCTTCGCTATCGACTGAAGCGTTCCCGCTCGTGCTGGACGTGATTGCGGCCTCCAAGCTGTCGCCGTCCGATCAGGCCATTGCAAAGGATGTCGTGTTGGGCCTGCAATCGACCATTGCGGTACAGCTTGCAATGCAACCCGCCGTAGTCGCTACCGCTCCCGTGGCCGCGTCGCAATGAGCAAGTTCCTAACTGACTTGGAGGTCAAGCCAGCGGACCCGGCCGCACTCGATGACGGCAACTGGAAACTGATTGCCCCGCTTGAATACCAGGGCGACTTTTCCGGCAAGACGTTCACCGTGCCAGCCGGGTTTGTGACCAACTTCGCGTCGGTCCCTCGGCTCGCGTTCATCTACGCGATGTTCGGCGGCAAGGCGGATCAAGCCGCGACGCTTCACGACTACCTCTATACCGCTCCCGCGCCCGTATCGCGCCGTGTTGCCGATGGCACGTTCCTTGAGGCGTCCAAGGTAACAGGCGTCGCCGCGTGGCGTCGCTGGCCCATGTGGGCGGGCGTGCGCCTGTTCGGCCGGTCGCACTACAATACAGCGATGTAGCCCAACGGCCCCGGACACGGCTATTTTGTGTCCGGTGTGCCAATAGGGTGCCACGCCGTCATTCGTAAATCCTAGTTGATTGATTTTAATGAGCATTTTCATTTAATCGGTCCCATATAATACCCGTTTTCGGCATTTTTCATACTACCGTTAAGGGCTTGATTTGTATGGGCTTTACGATTGATGGCTTGAAAATACAGCAAATTCTCATTATCCCGAACCGCTTATTACTACCGTTAGAGTAGTTTCGTCCCTTGTCGACAGTGTGCCAGTGTGCCAAAATAGGTGCCACGCAACGGGGGAACTATGGGCACTATCACCACGCGCACGAGCGCGGACGGAACTACATCGTACAAAGCCCAGGTTCGCATTCGTCGCGGGGGCGTCGTCATTCACCAAGAGACACAGACGTTCGACCGGAAACAAGTCGCTGCCGCATGGGCAAAGAAGCGCGAGACGGAGCTATCCAAGGCAGGCGCAATCGCGGAAGCGAAGGCCGAAGACCCAATATTAGCAGACGTGATCCAGCGCTACATTAACGAGTCTCAGAAGGATTTGGGCCGTACCAAGAAGCAAGCGCTAGCGCTCATCCAGAATAGCAAGCTTGGGCAAGTCAAGGGCTCGCAGATCATGGTCAACACCCTTGTCGATTGGGGAAAATCGCTTGGTGTCCAGCCTGCTACGGTAGCGCATTATTTCTCGCACCTAAAGTCCGTGTACAAAATCGCTCGCCCTGCGTGGGGCTATCCGATCAGCAAGATAACCATTATGGAAGCGCTGGACGTGCTTTCAGAGCTAGGAGTTACCGGGACATCGAATAGCCGTGATAGACGGCCTACGCTTGATGAAATTAGCCGGATTATTGAGTACGTGCGGAAAAAGCGGATAGCTAACCCGGCCTTGTTCCCCTATGACCTGATTTTCTTGTTTGCTATTTTTTCGTCTCGAAGACGCAGCGAGATAGCGCGAATGAAATGGACCGATATAGATCAGTCCGCGTCGCGCCTGCTTGTTTTTGATATGAAAGACCCGAAAAAAAAAATCGGCAATCACATATGGGTTGATTTAACGCCGGAAGCGTTACGCGTCGCTCGTGCTGCCCCGCGAACAGATAGCGAGCGCATATTCCCGTGTTCAGTCGCGGCGATCAGTGGTGAATTCGAGGAAGCTTGCGAAAAGCTAGAGATAGACAACCTGACATTCCACGACTTGCGGCACGAAGGGGTTAGCCGGTTATTCGAGCTAGGAATGAGCATCCCGGCTGTTTCGATTATGTCAGGGCATAAGACATGGGTTCACCTGAAGCGGTACGCGCATATCCACGCTTTCGGTGATAAATACGCGGGCTGGAAGTGGCTAGATATTGTAGCGCCACTTCCGCAACTCCCGCTTGGTCACGTCAAACCGCAAAGCTGATTGCGTTCTTTTACTGCTGCCGCCCGTTGTGCATCGATATAATCAGCCAAGTCTTGAACGTAGACGCCTCGGGCCGATTTAATGCTTTTCTCGGCGCGGACGATTGGTAATGCGATCTCTCCGCGTGCGATCTTCCCTGAAAACTTGTCTAGCTCAAGATGAGAGAAGTATTCACGGCGCACGTCATCAAGCGGGATGATTGCGCGCGCCCCGAATTGAGCCATAAGAAGAAAAACTGTATTCATGGACGGCGGCTCACTGGTTCGCGAATAGCGCTGCGCAACGTTGCGTCATAGCCTTTCAATTCAGGCCATTGCGAGAACGCGCTTGTCGGGGCCGCGTCGATGCGCTCCGCTGTCTTGATATAGCGCGCTCCGTTATACCCTCCCCAAAGTTTCCCCTTCCGAGCCATCGCTTTGCAAAGCTCGCTCAGAATTGATACCGGAACATGGGGTATCAGCGCTATCAACTCGTGAAACGAGTAGGCTTTTCCATCCTGCATCACGGCCAACACTTCGGCCTCTCTATTCGCAGCTTTCATATTCCTCGATCCTTTCTTTGGCCGGTATGTGTTTTGATAGCGCGGCTTGGCATTCGATAATCAAGTCGCGCTCGGTGAACCCGTAGTGCTCTAAAAACTGTTCCTCGTTGAAGTAGTGAACGCTGGTTTTGTAATCAACCGCGTGATGCATCAAACAAAGTGGGATCGTCAGATAGTTGGACGCCCGCATATTGGCGAAACGGCCATGAATTCGGTGATGAATAATTGCTTGCATCCCGCTCACGTCATATCCCAATCTGTTACAGATGCAGCAACCTCGCGCAGCGACCAATCCCATGTAGCGGCGCTCGGCCGCCGTTGCTGTCTTAGCCAAACTTCCTCACCATTTCGGTAGTATTTGTGGGCGTGCTAATGCCACTCTTCCATGCCCTTGGCGGCGGGAAGACGAACATTGTTTTGCGAGCACCAGGCCAAAATGTATTCAATCAGGCTAGACATGCGCCCTACGCCCATCTGAGCCGATGATTCGCGTATGTTGACCCATTCCCCTTCCAAGCCTGGAACCATGTCCGCTCCGAGCCCGGTAGCGATGGCGTGAGCGCTAATCATCAGCGTCTTCCACTGCACGGCATTCAAAACGCGTCCATGCCACTTCGCTTGTTTGGCTATGTGGCCGAACAGAGCGTGCAGCATGGCGTTTTGATCAAGTGACCGGGTTGGCGGTTGGAGCGTCATGAAAAACCCGTCCGGGGCATCAACGAACGCTTGAGCCATGCGCTCGCGTGTTTGCTCGTTCAGAACCGATACGATTTTCTCGCTCACAGGGTGGGCTCCCCAAGCGACAGGTAATAATTCAGGTGCTTAACTGCTTCGTCAAAGCCGCGAGCGATAACGCAGAAATATCCTTTGTCACGAAGCTTGGCAATCATCGCGTGCTGCTCTGAGCTTGTTGTTCCTCCCTTCTGCCGCTTCATTTCGATGAACAGGCCGCCATAAATGCCGCACTTCTCGGCGACCATGATGTCGGGCACGCCCTTGCGCAAACCCTCTTTCTTCATCTTGTGACCGGTCTTGCGCGATCGGCGGCCAGCGTTCGGGATGGCGAACGCAACGATGTTGCGATACTGCAATTCGAGGTATTCGAAAAACGTCACTTGCTCGTCGTGCTCAAGTGGCGTCGTGTTTATTATGGCGGTTTGCTTCAAAGCGTTTTCCCCGAACGGATAAATTTCCACAATTCAATCTTGGCGGTTTCTGCTGCCGCGTCGCCATGCTTCAGCCTGACGGCATGAACGAGGTTTTGTGCCCGCACAAAGTTGCCTCGCTGCCCGTCGCGCGCCGCTTCCTTGAATACCGCTAGGCAAGCGGCGCGCTGTTCATCGACAGTCATCAGAAGGGGATTTCGCAAAGCTCTTGCGGGGTGCGGACAGAGACAGGGTTGAACGTCATCTTGCGATAGCACCGATACGCCGCCGTCACGTCATCGCAGCAGTAGTCCGCCACGTCATCGATACGACCATCTAGCACCATATCGAGCACCATCGAGCCGTCGATACCTTCCGTCTTGCCGATCACGCCGAGCGCCGCGCAAAGAGCGTCAAGCTTGATCGACCCTTGAGCGCCGCACCAACGCGTCATCGTGTCGAAAATGTCATCACCCCACGGCTTAGCCTGGAACGGGATGATTGCCGGTGGTTTGATACCAAGGATCACGGCGCGCTGAAACAGAAAGCGCAAGTCGAACTGTGCTACGTAGTGCCCCACGTAAAGCGGATTGCGCATCGATTGCGGGCTGAAATTATCCGCGATTGCTTCAAACGCATCCGTCAAAATCTCGCGCTCGGCGTCCGGGTCGCGGTAATCGCCACGATAGAACGCGATAGGCGATTCGTCATTGAACTGCAAGCCGATAACTGCGATTCGACCACGGGAGCCGTCGAATGACGTTTTGCGCCATTCTGCTTGGGCTACTTCCTCGCTCTTTTCTTCCTTGAATCGAGCCGCCCACAAATCCAGCGCGTTCGCCTTGCTCGTGAATTTGATTTCGTCATTGTCCGTCATGCCCAGGTCGGCGCAAGCCTTTTCCTTCGTCATGTCGGAAGGCGCTTTGAAGTTCTCTTGAACAGCGGCGCGGAACGCATCGAGCGCACCATCGCGCATATCTGGCAACGTTTCGATGTCGAGTGTGGTTGTGGGCGTGTCGATGACGTTCATTTTTAATCCTATTTTGGTAGTATATAAATCGGCTAAGAATCACCTAGCCGTATCGAATCACTGTGTTAGATCGCGGCCGGGGAGAATGCCGCGCTGATCGTTGCATGCCACGTTTGAGCCCACTCCAAAGCAAGCGCGGACGCTTGGTTGGTTTCCGGTGTGTCGCCCTTGTTGATTGCCATGAAGAACCGTTCGGCCGGTCGGCTCGAATCACGCGGGATAGCAAAATCGCCTGACTCAATATCGACGCCTTGAGCCGTGGCGATTGTGCCAACCAAGCATGAGCACGCACCCGTGTACGTCGAGCCATCGACGCGGCCGTTTTTGAGGGCGTCGATAAGTGCAGGGACTTCGCGCGGAGCTTGCGAAATAACCTCGATGAAATCAGCCTTGATTGGAAGCAGGTTCGCGCTACGCAGGTTCGCGCTACGCAGGTACGCGCTACTCAGGTACGCGCCACTCAGGTCCGCGCTACGCAGGCCCGCGCCACTCAGGTTCGCGCTACGCAGGTCCGCGCTACGCAGGTCCGCGCTACGCAGGTACGCGCTACGCAGGTTCGCGCCACTCAGGTCCGCGCTACGCAGGTCCGCGCCACTCAGGTTCGCGCTACGCAGGTCCGCGCCACTCAGGTCCGCGCTACGCAGGTCCGCGCCACTCAGGTGCGCGCTACTCAGGTCCGCGCTACGCAGGTCCGCGCCACTCAGGTGCGCGCTACTCAGGTCCGCGCTACGCAGGTCCGCGCCACTCAGGTCCGCGCCACTCAGGTCAACTTTTGCCTTGACGGCAAAAGTCAATGTTAGAGCCATCGAGTTCTCTTCGGCGTCGTGAGCGAAAAGAACAGCAAGCGACCAGCGATTTTTGATTTCGATACGCATGATTTTCCTAATGTCGGGTTGGCAAGTCAGTGAGCTAACTATACAACCAATCTCACCGTTTTGGTAGTATTTAGTTTTAAAAAAGTGGATCGAATGCGCCCACGTGTTTCTGTGCCTCGCGCACTTCCGATTGTGCGCGCCGGAAAGCCTCGCTAGCGAGCGTTTCCCGGTTCTCGGCATCGATCACATCGTACAGTTCCTTGCTGATCCCGACCATTTGCAGGGCGTATTCAAGCGTTGCAGGCGTGCAGCCGTTCAACATGGTGTTGCCCAGGGCGTGGAGCTTCGTTGTCGCTTGCATATACTTTTCTGCTGAATTCATTGCGGTAACTTCCCTTTAATTTTGAGTTTCGCCACTCCGCGCCATAGATAGTGCACGGCGTAGCAGTGATTGCAATGGTGCGTGATGGTCATGAACCAGTTCGACAAAACGTACATCGGGAATTCATGCTCGGCTCCGCACGTAGCGCACACGTACCCAGTCGGGTGCGCCAGCGTCGTGCGGACGGGCTTCATGCTGCCATTGCAGCGTCGATTGCTCCGCGTGCTGTGCTGCCCGTTGCAACCGTGCTGCCGTCATAGGTGACGACTGAGAACAGGCCATTGCTCTCGCAGCCTTCGATTGTGTGACCGGAGTCGATAAGCCAGTCGAGGCGCTGCGTGTCGGTGATTACCGGCTCGCTGAATGGCTTCAGGTGCTTTGCGCTGGCCTTGGTCTTGCCTGCTGCCTTCGCCACCTTTACGCCTTCCTGAAGATGCTCTACCGCGCCCGCTCCCTTCTGCTTGATGGCTTTGATAGCGGTAGTTGCCGATACCTCCCCCGCCTTCACCATGTCCTTAATTGACGTTGGCGCAGCGTGCAGCATGAGCCGGTTATTGAACGTTTCCGTGGCCATGCCGAGACGCCGCTGAATTTCTTGCTCGCTGACGCCAAGCCCCATAATCTGCCTGATGATGATTGCCTCTCCGAGCGGGTTTGGCTGCTTGCTGGAATTTCCCAGGATATGCTCGAAATATCGATCAACGTCCGTGGTTCCCTTTTCCTCATTGATAACCGGAAGGTTTTCAATCGGCATGCCCTCACTGATACAGATAAGCGCAGCGTTGTATCGAGTATGACCGCCGGATAGGTAGAAATAACCATCATCGGAAATGGTTCCAAGCAACGTCTTGTCTCGCCGGAACCCGTTAGCCTTGATCTTGTCGGCAATAGAGCGCAAGTGTGCCGGGTAGTCCGGGTCCGCCTCGCGGTGCGCGTTGAATCCTTCGCGTACACGAATTTTTCCGATGGGCATCATGTACCCGTCAACGCGCCCTTGGCCGTTTGCTGCCTCGCGTAACTGCTCGCGGTTTCCTGCTACCAGTTCAGCAACTTGGTTCATTTCATATTATCCGGTTGTGGTGCATGGTTGAATTACCGTCCGTCGCGAATGAATCGGATCGCTTCGAGCACATCGGCCACGTTGCGGGGTGACGTGCGGCGCTTGGCTGCGTCGGAAAGGTTCGCGAACACCAATCCATCGTCAGGTAGCACGAACGCCGTAGCCGCGTGATTTGATGCCTTGGCGATGACTTGCGCCGTCTCGCCGTCCAGAAGGTCAAGCAAGGTTGAATCGAACGATGCGCGAACCGGGCTCACCCGCGCTACGGATGCGGTCAAAGGCTGATAGCCAGTTCCAACGGAGCGGTTGTCCCACGGGTCGCTTTTCGGCTTTGCCAAAACGGTAGGCACGCTCTCGACTTCAAAGCCAGCTTCGACGCGCTCCCAACCTGCCGGGACATCGATTATCGGCACTGGATCAAAGCCCTTGATCGGCTCCATGATTTCAGCCTGGACCGGCTTTGCGGCTTCAATCGCTGCTTGTGCTACGGCAAGCTGTTCGCGCAATTCCCGATTGGCTTTCTCGGTAGCATCGCGCTCTGCCTGCAATGCGGCCTCGCGTTCGGCGGCAAGACGGCGTTCCTCGGCCAACTCAGCGTCGCGGATTGCTTGGGCCTCTGCCGCCTTACGGTCGGCCTCTTCCTTCGCTTCACGTTCCTTGCGCAAATCCTCTGCGCGAATCTGCTTGTCGTAATCAAGCTCAAGCTTCGTGAGTTCCTTCGTGATGCGCGCGGCCTCGGCGTCAATCTCGCGGCCAGCTTCCAGATGCGGAGCTTTCAATTCGACCCGCTTCTTTTCCACGCTAACGCGGTATTCCTTCACTTCGGCGCGGTCGGCGCGGGCCGCCTTCATGCCGACAGTCGTCTTTACGTCATGCACAACGCCAGTGTGACGCGATTTAAGCGCTTCGAGCGCGGCGTTGATTTCGCTAAAAGGGGCAAGGTTCTGCGACACGCTCGTATTCTCTGTTGTGGTCATTTGTGTGTTCCGTCTCGGTTGGTAGGTTTCTGTCCGCAAAGTCTTTGTCGCCGTAGTTTCGTAGTGCGCCATCTGCTCGGTAGTGGCAATACAAACTGCCCCGTCGATGTTTAAACCAGTACGCCCCGCAAACACATGACAGCTTCGAGTTATCCCGGTTGTTCATCCAGGCATCAACCCGGTAACTTCGTTCGCCGCACGTTCGGCACTTCGGTATTATTTCGTACTGCTCGGGAAGAAGTCGCAACACGCTGCGCGTCTCACATTTCCGGCATCTGACGTGCGTTCTTGCCACTTCGCCCCCTGTTTCGCTACCGCAAGTGAATACTATCGTTGCGGTAGCATTTGAGTCAAGACTTATTTACTACCTTTTTGGTTGATCAGAATGGAATTTCGTCATCGAATCCATCCGGCGCGTTCGGATGCCCGCTGCTGGTAGTGCGCCGCGAGCCCAAGGATGATGACGCGTTGCCCTTATTCTTAACCGGGCGATCACGAAGCAATTCAAGGATCAGCGGATATTTCAGCGCCTGGGTCTTGCGATCCATGATTTCGGACGCGAACAGGTTGTCGGCTTCGCGGAACACCGCATTGAGTCGCGTTGACCAACCAAATTCGCCGGTCGGCTTGCCATCCTGCTTTTTCTCATATTCCTCCATGATGAACATGAGGCCGATTTGTTTGTTCAGCAGTTCGGGAAACTGCAACAGAACCTTTTCTTCGTTCTGCTTTGTGTCTGCGTTCCAGACCTGCGACTTGACCTTGGCTTCGGTCAATTCCTTCACGCTCATGCAGGCCATGATTGCAATGAGCAAGCCGTAATCGCCAAGCTTGGTCCCGTCTTCCTTGACGGTGTACACGGTGAAGTTCGCCATATCCCCATCGTTCCCCTTGAACGAGAACGAGACGCCATGCGTGCCGGTCGTGGCTAGTATCTTTTCGGCCTTGGTGAAAACGCCAGTGAAAGCGCCCTTCACGTCGATAAAGTGAGTGCGGTTCTCTGCCTTGCGTGCTGCGTCAACTGCATCTTTGGTCAGTGCGTACATTTGCTATCCTTTGGAACGGTTTAGGCGCTTTAGGCCGGGGTGGTGAGGCTGTAGTAATCCGCGATTGCTGCATCGACGGCGGCCAGATCGTTGGGGATCATGTCGGCATCGAACAAGCCCATAGGGCTCTTTACTGTGGTGCGTCCGTTGTTCTGCGTCACGAACAGGTGTTCGCGGTCGATCACTTCGGTTTGCAAAACGATGGAAACCATGCCTTCGAGACAAATCTTGTCGTCAAGCATCTTGCCAATCGTTTTCATCTTGGACTTGCCCGCGTCCGTTTCTTCCGTGTGCGACATGATGTAGACGCGCACGTCACGCGGTAGCTCTGTTGCGGCGTTGAGAATGTCCCAGGCGTGGCGGCCGATGTCGTTGAACTTGTCGTAGCCCTTTTCATCGTTCCGGCGCATGAACTCGTTGCCCATGATGTATTGGAAGTCATCCAAAACTATTATCTTCCGGCGCGTGCGCTGCATAGCCGATATTATGTAATCCGCCTTGTCCGACACGAGCATATTGCCCTTCGGGTTTTCGCTGGACAGGTAGTCCCAACCCAACGGCTTGCCCTTGAACGGGAGCGACTTTCTAAGCGCCTGTATCAAAAGGGTCTCCGCTGGCGCAAGATTGCGCATAGCGGTGGACTTTCCTGTCCCGGACACGCCAAGGATAAAAGTTACGGTTGCCATGATTTGCCTTTTCGGTAGCTGTTTCGGATTGTTCGCGCTGTTCGTCGTTCTCGATCTGTTGCTGCCCGCTGTCGTCGTCTTGCATTTCTGCCGCCTGTTTGCGATAACGTGATGAGATCATATCGAAACGATAGTAATTGCGTCAAGAACTATTTACTACCGTTTAGGTATTTTATCTCGGCAACCATCCATGAGACTTGTAGGTCGCGTGGAGCTTGGCCGTTGCGGACTTCCCAAGGGCGAGCGCTGCTTTCTGAACCTTGACGCCCAAGCGGACGGTTACAGTCTTCGAAATGTTGTTCGCCTTCGCAATGTCGCCAAAGCTTGGGCAATACGTTTCTCCGATCATGAATTCCCGGTCGATGACTGCGGCGAGCAATGTCGCGTTGGCGTGAAGGTGCGAGAACGCTGCGCAAAGTGTGTCCAGCGCCCCGCGCTTCGCTTCTCCTGCCCCGTCATAAGTCGCCGTGCACCAAGCCATTTGCGCGGCGCTCAATGCGTCTTGCGTGGCCTTCATTATCCAAACCGCTTGCGCTACCTGATCCAGACGCGAAAGCTTCCCCTTCTTTTCGGTAGCGTTCGCCGTGGGCTCGTCGTATGACGGGCACTTGATTCCCTCTGCTACTGCGAGATTTTCGAACGAGAACGACAGACCGCTATGTACTGAGCCGAAGATACATATTCTTTGCATCGCTTTATCATCCTTTTATTTTTTGCGCAGATAGCGCCGTCAAAGACCGGTGTTGCCCCTAATGACCACACGCAACCCTTGCAGGTTCGCTCCTCGCGCTCAATCAAAATGTCCAATGGATCGCGGCAATAGTCGCTGCGTCGAAGTTCATCCATAGTTGGCAAACTCACCGTGGTACTTGTCGGCGGCCGTTTTGTATGCCTCATGAGCCTCGCGGGGAGTGTCAAACAACCCTAGGCTTATGGTTTTTTTGTTGGCTCGTATTCTGGCTTGCCACCTGAGTGCCTGCCTATGCCACGTAACCCCCTTGTACCCTGACGTATTGTTTTTCTGCGCGGGTCTGTTCCACATATTTTGTGTGTGAGTCGCGATGCGAAGGTTATAACGCTGGTTGTTGCCGCGAATCATATCCACGTGATCGATTCGCCTAGGGTCGCCCTGCTCAAGGCCCATGATGACGCGATGCATTGGGATAGTTGATCGCTCGCCCGTCGCGTGGTCTACATATTCTCGAACGGCGTAGCCGTCATCAGCAGCCCATTCGAATGAATTTATCCATTCGTAATCCGCGTCATCGACTAGGGCGAAATATCCTTTTGTTAGCGGGATTATCTTCATTGGAGGAATAGATCGGGAGCAGCCTTGATTGTCTGGACCGTGCGGCCGGTGATGGAATCCTTGATCGGATCGCCACGCACCGCCAAGCCCTCGGCTAGTAGCTCGTCAATGCGCGCACAGACTGAGCCAACCATCAGGTCAAGATTGCGGGATAACTGAGCACGGCTGAACGATGATTGCCGCATGTCACGCAGGAAGTTGAGTATTGCGATTTGCTGGCGCTGCTTCAAACCACTCGCGCGCGTTTCTATCAAAGACTCGGCTTTGGTTGATAACATTACACTTCCCCTATGCTGCGCGCATTGGCGCGGTAACTTTCCCAATCGAAGATGACCACTGACGCGCGCTCGCGCAGACGGTCGGCTATACGGTCGCCAAGGTATTCAGAGAGAGCCCCCTTATCGAGGTTGGAAATAATGATCGTCGGTCGCGCATTGCGATAACGCCGGTCGATAACGTTTGTCAGGTGGCCGCGCACGTCATCGGTAGCGCCCTGGATGCCGATTTCATCCAGCACCAAGAGGTCGATAGCGCCGTATGCGTCCATCATGGCCGTGGTGCTCGTCTCCGCGTCACGGCGCATGCAGTCTCGCATGCGGGTAACGAGGTCGTATGCGGTCTCGTACATGACAGAGTGACCGAACGCCATTGCGTGGTGAGCAATGGCAACTGCCAAATGCGTTTTTCCTGTCCCGATGCCTCCAATGAAAGTAAGCGACGCGCCAGTCTTCAGGTGCGAGCGGAACCCGTCTGCGAACCGCTGAGCCTTCACAAGCGCCGTTTGCATCACTGGCGTATCGGCCCGGTAGCTGTCGAACGTCCGGTTAGCAAATCCTCGCGGGATGCCCGACTGCGCAAACCGCTTCTCGATGCGCGCCTGCCGCTCTGCCGCTTCCTTAGCCGCGTTCGTCACTGCCAGCGCATCGGCTTCAGCGCGAGCGCACAGCAAGCAATGCTCGCCCTTCACGACAACCGCGCCGCGAAACATGATCGGCTTGGCCTCGTAATCGCCATGCGTCGGGCAGTTAAGAATCTTGGTGTCGGTCATTTTTCGCAGTGCTTAAAAAGGAATGTCGCCGGATTGATTGCTTCCGTAGTTCATCGATTTTAGATCATATGCTCTAGACTGTCCAACCATTTTGGTAGTATTTGATTTCGAGCGAGTGGGGGCATACAAGCCTTGATAACCTCCTGCTATCGAGTGGTCGATGACTTCAAGCGGCTCGTATCCTTCCTCGCGGTACGCAACCAGCTTTGTAAGGCATTGTTCAACAGAAAGACCCGTCATCGTCTTTCCGATCTGCTTGCGGTGCTGGACCCACTTCTCCCAAACTTCAACGGCGAGCCATTCAGGAAGAATCGCTTGCACGTCCGACATCCGAGCGGCCCGCTTAGTCTTCTTTAAAGCTTTTACAGTCTTAGTTTCTAAGTCAGTATTAACTAGTGGCGGAATTTCCCGATCTGGGTTTTCCCTGTTTGGGAAATTCCCGTTCTGCTGATCTGATAGCAAATCGGGATTTTCCCGTTCTGCTGATTCTTCCTCTTGGCGCTCGTCGTAGACCATGTAGTCAAGCGTTCCGTCGCGGTGCTTGTGCTTGGTCATGTACCCCGCGTTCAGCAGTTCCTTGATGATTGAGTAGACGCCATCCTTGCCAACGTTCTTGGGCGTGGCCGGGAGGGTGAAATTTACAAGTGCCTCAACGCACACGCGCCATTCGTCGGGCTTGGCGAGCAGGAACACGAGCATTCCTTTCGCCGCCCATGAAATGCCCGGATCATTGGCGAGCGAGTTTTCCAGCATGTAGAACCCACGTGACTTTTGCTTTGAACGAACGATCATGCGGATTTCTCCGCTATCTTCGGCGCATTGGCCTCCATAAGCTCGGTTACGCCCAGGTTGTGCCCGGTCATTTCGAGCGCTGCGGCCGACAGTTCCTTAGCCAGATCGTAGCCAGGACGCTTCCGGCCGTGCTTGATGTGCTCGAAGTAGGAGAATTTCGTTCCGGCCCTCTCGCACACCTTGGTTACAATTTCCGTTCCGACTGCGTGCCAGAACTCCATTGCGCTGATCGCTTTCTTTTGCTTGGTAGCCATAAACTCCTCGTTTAGTTACGAAATACCACCATTATGGTAGTCTACTTTCGCGGACAAAAGCAAGCGCGGAACGGACGCGCCGCTTTGTTGCGTGGCTTATTCGTATCTTTATGGTATGGTTCTATTTATCGAATAACTACCAACGAAGGCAGCGTCATGGACGTTTACCATATCCGCTTCAAAAACTATCAATTTCTATTTGACAGGTTCAAGGAATCCGTTTGGCGAGAGTGGCCTGGCGAGCCCGAACACGGAATGTTGCGCCGGTTCGGAACTCGCCTGGACATCAGCGAAGCCTACATGTCTCACCTGAACACGCAGTACAAGCCTATCGGCACGCGCATGGCCCGTAAGATCGAAGCTGCGCTAAAGCTACCGGCCGGGTGGATGGATCAGGATCACGACAACGGAGCGCCACGCACGCCCGACGAAGCAGACTTCGTGAAAGCGGCCGTCGAGCTATATCGTCAAAGTCCGAACGAAGCGCAAGCCGCACTAATTCAAGCACTTACGAAAAAGATGCTGGATAGCTAGCACAATTGTCCATGTTTTGATCTGTCGAATATAGGGAATAATACCCGTAACATCTAGTTACCCATTTACTACCAATTAGGTATAATTGATGCACGTCTATGAGGGGCGCTAAATTTACCGGAGCGGGAACGATGGACTGCAATACGGCCGTAATAATAAGAATTGAAACAACCAACATTGATGCTATGCGCCGAGATAGCTCAAGGAAGCCGGATGTACTGAGCGAGGCTGATTTCGTGTATGCGCTGTCGATGCTTTCATCGGTAGAACGAGAAGTGTTGTTAAAAAGCATCAGTAAAACGGTAGTAAATTAAACTACCAAAAAGCGCTAGACACGAGGCGGACCGATATATACAATTCTGTCTATGGTGGCAATTTGTGCGACCAAAACGATATTCGAAGGGCGGAAACCGAAAGGTTCATCCGCCCTTCTTGCATTTGCGGGATTGGCCGACAAGGTAAGGCGGTGGGCTTGCAACCCATCCATGCGCGTTCGATTCGCGCATCTCGCTCCAAGTTTCGCTTGTAGCTCAATGGTAGAGCGCTCCTATTGTGGAGAGTCCGGGTAACCAAACCTGGAAGTGGGCACACTTATCCGGGTTCGAATCCCGGCGCGGCGAATTAGAAAAAGTCCAGCGAACCACTGGCGGACCTGATCGGACCTACACCCGATCCCCTTTGGGCTTACTGTTGCTCCCCGGTCGCTCCCCGGTCTGGCGTTCGCCACGACACAAGCGACGCGACAGTAAGCCCAAAGGTCTAGGGCGAAGTCAGCCATCATTTAGAGTCGCCAATGGGCGATCTTAACCATTTGATAGCGCGAGGATTCGATATGCGTAAATGAGCCTAAGCCCCTTGATCTGAGATTTGCTGATTGTTGTGAAGGCGAGTTACCGCGCAACGGCCCTACGGGGAGCGGGTACTTGGAATTGGCGCATCCTTAACGCATAGACGAGCCCATACCATTGAGTAAGTAGTAAAACGCGCGAACGCGCATTGACTTGAAGTGAATCGACTCGTTAATTCGGGATAGCGCGTCTGTGTGATGCGCGGCCAGCCGACATATCGCCGTATGACGCGGTGATCACGGTGTGGCTACGGAAGTGAGATAGCGGGGCTTGACGGTCGGGCGTGCATTCGCCGCGTGAAAGCCCCGCAAGTCTCTTAGCTCCAATCGTCGCAAGCGTCTGCCCTATCGCGGGCCTGTTCGTCGCGCTCCTGGCGTGTGAGCGGTGCCGGTGCATCGTATTCGTAGTCATCAAACATTTTGCCCTGCTCCTAGCGCCTTATCGGCGCGTGCGAGTAACGTTGCGTGTGCATCGGGATTGCCTAGCAAATCCGGCCCCCACGAACGGAGAGCCCTAACGATTGCGTGGAATTCCTTCGCACTGGCTAGCGCTCTTTTCTGATGCTCTTTCGCTGCCGACAGCTTGCGCGGGGCCTTTGGTGGCAACGCTTCGAGCGCGGCGGCTAACTCTTCGCTGCCTCTTGAATCTAGCGCATTACGGTAGTATTCGCGAGCGTGCCTAGCCGGATCAACGCCCGGTAAATGCAGCGCCTTGTAGAGCGCTACTAGCTGATCCTTCGTGAGTGCTGACAGATTCTGCCGGTTCATGCGTATGCTCGGCTCATGTTTTCGATCTTGTAATCGACTATGACGTGTGCGCCCACAAGGGCATCGCCCGCTTCGTCGGCTTCGTTCTCTGTCTGGTAGCTGCCGCTCACTGCGAACGGTTGGCCCCACGTGAATTTAACGCTGAGTTGCCACATGATTCTTTGCTCCTTTGGTTGGTGACTACGTATATACTACCGTTACGATAGTTTAACAGTCAACACAAATTTAACTGTTCTTCCGAGCGAGGAAACCATGAGGGCGAAACTTTGGACGTTGATACATGCACTGATGCAGGTAGCTGGCTATTCGATGACGGGAACGCCACCATTCGGCCACCCCTTGCACCTGACGACAACACCAATCGTCCATCGGTGAATGGTTTCAAGTTTGGGGATTGCTTCGTGGAGATTGACGGCAAGCGGTTCCGGCTCTATTCCGTGGCGCGCTCGCATGACCCGCAAGCGTTGATTGAGCGGGAATACGAGCCGGTGACTTTCCCGACTGGATGGTCGGGCACGTTCGCTATCAGTTCGGATGGCAATGAACGCCTGAGTGAGTGGCTAGACAAGATAACGAAGGAAGCGCTTCGAACGGTTGTCGGACCCGCTCCTGATCGCCCGCGCAATCGTCGTGCGCAATGGTTGCAAAACCCTTTGGAGAGATTCGCCCGATGACCCCTTCCGAAGTCGCGCGCATCGCGCACGAGCTTGAGCGCGTGCATAACCCGCGTGCTGTGCGTTGGGAAGACCAAAGCCCGATGTATCGCAAGACGGCTACGCAATCGGCTGAGTTGATCCTAGCGGGCCGGTTCGACATCAAGGCGCTGTTCGGGGAGCGGGCAGAGTTGCATGCGCTGTTTGCCGCGTGCATGCCGCCAGTCTGGAATGACGACGAGCCGAACGGCGAGCCTGACCGGAAGCCTGGATACAAGGAAAAGGAATTGCAGAGAGCGAACCCGGCGTTGCGCGAGTTGATGCAGCCGGGACCGTGCGAGACGATTACTGTTTGACCCGCCGTTGATACGGCCAATGCTTAAAGCGCCGATGCGCGAGGATCACCATGCAACCACAATCACCCGTTCTCATGCTGGCGAGCGCCTTTGCTCATGCGGCGCACGGCGCAATCGGTCAACAGCGAAAGTACAACGGCGGCGACTACATTTCGCATCCGTGGCGCGTGGCTGGCATCGTGCAAAACGCTGGCGGATCCGATGATATGGTCGCGGCGGCATGGTTGCATGACGTGGTTGAAGACACGAAGATTGACCGGGGCATGATCGCGTATTTCTTTGGCGATACCGTTGCCGACCTCGTAGTCGAGTGCTCGCACATTGACCGCACTGGCGATCCTCGCAAGCTGAACCGCTTCGAGCGGACGGCTATCGAGTTGGCCCGCGCTGCCGACATTTCGCCGGAAGCGAAGACCATCAAGCTTGCGGACCTGATCGACAACACGTCTAACATTTGCGCGTTCGATCCCGCGTTCGCCAAGGTGTACATGCCTGAAAAGCGCCGGTTGCTGATGGTGCTCAAGGGCGGTCACGAGGGATTGTGGGCTACGGCGAACAACCAGGTGGAAGCGTATTTTGCGGCGCCCGCTGCTACTGCCGAGCAAGCGCCGGTTGAGTCGCCTGCTGCCAACGAGCCGGAAGAGCCAGTAAAGCGCAAGCGTCGATTCATCCTGTTCCCGCCAAACTTGATCGACCAAAAGCGCGCTGACCGTGTGGCGCGGGAGAAGGGGCGATGAGCTACACATACCGGTTGATGCTTCCGCCTGGTGAGCGAGAATTCAGCGAATTCATGATGTACGCCATAGGGCGTCGGGTCAGCGAATATCGCGTGATCGGTAATTCGGCGTTCATCACGTTGGACATATCTGCCCCGGAAACAGCCAAGCCAATTCCCGCTGTTCCCGAAAAGGCATCGAGCACTACGCCGTGGGCATCGCCTGATTTCGCTGCTGCCATGCGCCGAGGCTTGAGCGCTGCCGCCGAATTCGAGCGCGTGCACGGCATGACGCCTTCTGAATATCGGGACCGGGAGAGTGCATTGCGTCGCACTGATCGCGATGCGTGGCAAAGGCAATATGCCGGAAAGTTCTCGCCCGATGTCCTAGCGAGCTTGATTCGGACAAAGACGTTGACGCCGATCCTCACTGATCGCGAGTTCTCCGCCAAGAAGGCTTGCGCGCCCGGTGGCGCGTTCGATCACGCTACGGTGGTACTTGGACGCTCAATCAGCATCGGCGAACGCTTGGAGCGCTTGGAAGCTGCCGTACTGGCGATTGCATCTAACGACCCAGGCGGCCCGATCAAGTCGATACGCGATTTCCTGTCGTACAAGGTAAGCGAATCGCTGCGCAAGGCGCTGGTTCACTTCCCTGCGGAGAAGCGGCCATGAGCATCATCGACGCGTGGCTCTGCTTTGTGTTTATACCGTTCGCGGCGGGGGTGTTGACGGCGTTTATCTGCTGGTCAACGCTTCGGCCTTAACGATTTACAGGGCGCACAGAGATAGGCCGGGATACAGACCGGAGCGCCCTTCTTTACTTGAGTGCCCTTACGAGGAATGCCACTCGGACAGTAATGGTTCCCTTTAGCCGATGCGATCTAGGGTTAGCGACCTGGGCAGAAATGCAGCAAATAGGGGATTTACCGAGCAGTACGGCGTCACGTAGCAGATTGACAGTGCAGGGGCCGGGGCGCATTGCGCCGAACGGCATCCAACGTAAGGACATTCAAAGATCACGCGGGAAGACTGAGCACCAAGCGGTGAGGAAGCACTACGGACGATAGCACTGCCGCCCCTATACACCGGGCCGCGTGCGAAGCGTTGCGCTGGACTGGCGACATATCAGCCGAAAAAGATAGCCCTTTTGTATGCAGGGCTGACGCTGATTAGCCTAGAGTCAAGTGAAAAATATGTGTGCCCGCGTTCAGTTTTCCCGCTCCCCATCCCTAAATTGCCCCATACCGCGCATGTGCGCGCGAGGAACAGTCATGCGCCATTTGGCTGTTCCCTACGAGTCGTTCGGCCCGCGTTGCTGGTGGTGCGCTAGCCTACTGAACGGGCGAGCGCAATGCTGTGACCCGCGCAAGGTCGGGCGTTAGACGAAAGCCGGGTGATTGGCGTTATCCTCCTTCCGTGCTATCCAGATACCTTTGTCGTCGTGAAAGTCGCCCGCTGCATCGAACGTGCCGCTGAAAGCAGCGCCAAAGAAATATTCGCCCGACCAGCCGCGAACGCAAAGGTGCATCAGATATTTGTTCATTCCAAGCTCCTGGGTTAGCCCCTCGCGGGGCCGGGTTGGTTAGGCGACAGGAACGATTTCAGCGCTGCGCATGAAGTCGCAAGCGTAGCAGTTCATCTTTTGATACCGCTCGGCCATGAACGGCTTCATCATGGCTTCGAACGCATCGCAGGCTTCCGAGCGACCGTTTGCAATCGGGCCAACGTGCTTGATTCCGAACCGCTTGTCGATTGCGACTACCCGGAATTGCTCTACTTTCTTCAGTGACTTAACCATTTCGTTCCCCTTCGTGTGGTGAGTGGTTAGGCGCGACGCACGCCGACGACTTGGCCGACAACGCCCAGGCTCAACCAGTATTCGACAACGCTGTCACGGGCCGCTTCAGCGCTAACCGCGTGCATGTGGCAATCCATCGTGCCCTGTTCTGCTTGCGTGTGGCCGTCAACGGTTTGCATGGTGATGATGAAGTGGGTCATTTTCGGCTCGCTCTGTTCGGTTGGTATGAGCGAATACTACCATAACGGTATGAACAGTCAACAAGTATTTTAACTGTTGTGATTAAGGGTGATCTCTATGACGCGTTTAGGTTGGCTTACCGTTCGGCTCCTGCAAACGATCCTGTTCTTTCTCCTGCTGACTGTCGTTATCCCTGTCGGCGTGTCATGGTGGACGTGGTTCGCGATCTACCTGTTTTGGTCGGCTCGCAGTCTTACAGCGTTCATGCAGGGCGAATGGCACGCTCGGAATTGTCGTAAGTGCCATCGCACCAGGCGCGTGTGGAGCAAAATCTGATGCTGCGCTACCTACTCAACGCATACGAGCGCTGGCTACTTGAGCGCGCACAAAAGAAAACGGCCGAACGAATCGGCCAAAGGGTCTTACGGGATTCTGATCACGACCATCTGTTCGACTACCACTGGCGACCGTACGCCTAGTGGATGCCGTAGATAGCCACGCCAACCAGCAGGAATATGACGAACGCCCCGACAATCACGCCAAGGATTTTGAATCCATACGCGTCACGCTGGCGGCGCATATCGATGATGTCTACTTTTACTCGTCTCGTCATGGTGTACCCCTGGTTGATGTCCGCACAGTCTGCGCGGGCTATCTCGCTAAGTAAAGGGCTAGCGCTGGCCCGAACGCGATTGCGAACAGGACGCCGCCCAACAGAAAGTCTTTCATGGTCATTCCTCAAGCATTGAATACTGCTGAACCCGGGGCAAATTCGGCGGACGGGGCTTGTACCAGGGCGGGCGCGGCAAATCAGGGATAACCTGCGCTCCTGCCTTGATAGCTGCCTCACGTTCCTCGAATCGCTCGTACACGGGCTTCCCGGTCACTCCACCTAATGAGCGAGCCATCAGCGAGCACGGAAACGCTGTGCGACCGCTACGCACGCCACGAACAGGCCAAACGCCAGCCACGTGACCACGGGGAAGTAGATCGATGTCATTTCGAAGCCCGATGCGTGAACCACCACGCGAGTCCAGCGAACGCTAACCAAACCATCCACGTTGCGTTATCCATGATTACTCCAATTTCGGTAGTAGTTAAGGGCGTGCGTGATCTGCTCGATGACATCGCGTAGCCCTGCTAGATGCTTGTCGCGGAAACCTGACTGCGGAATGTGCGCCAGGACATTGCCTCGCTCGATACGCGCTGCATTGAGGCAAACGCCCAACGCGTATATGAGTTCAGCTTCCACGATTCGCGCTCAGTGCTGCGATGACGGGCGCAACAAGTATGAAAAACGAGACTGCGAACTGATATGCGGTGCTCATGATCGTTTCCTTTCGCTTCGCTAGTTGATGTCTCATACTACCGAAACGATAGCAAATGCGCAAACACTTATTTCAAGGTTTGTTGCTCGCCGTCCACTTTTGCCAGCGCTCGTAGCTCTGCGAACGTTGCGCCTTGGTCATCAGCGATATGCCGAGCATTTCGAAATCGATGCGCGGCGTACTGAGCCACGTAGCGCGGGTAGCTCGCTCTTTCCAGGCTAGCCACGCACCGTTGACGATCTTTGCTGACGCTTTGACCAATTGCGGAATGCCAGCCCGCCACGCGTCGAATTCCTCGCGCTCGGCCTGCTCGTTCTGCTCGGCCGTGTGATCGTCGTCTAGCCAGATGTCGGAATACCCGGCATATCGCAGCGTGGCGAGCGTACGGGCCGCGTCGATGTCCTGGGCGAACACGTGCGCGATGGACACGGGAAGGCGCACGCAATAGCGGTTGAGGTTCATTTGCTGGCCCCTATCGCATCGCTTGGCGCATCTGCGGGGCCTTTGAACGAGCGTAGACGTAGCTCGACCTCGCCATAGCGGACGTACGTGCCGTTGCGATGCTCGACCATGCCAACGCCGGTCTGGTACGAATAGCGCGCAATTGGCAAGCCGTCTTCATCAGGTCCGAGAATGTTTGCCGGTCGCGCATCTGCGCCCTGCGTGGGGGCGGGGTGACATGCATCGCATTCGTGAAGATGTTTGCGCGTTGCGTCGCTGGTATGCCAAGGGTCAGGCGTTTCGGCACCGCAAGAATCACACTTCAATTCATCGTGTTCTGCATCGCCTGGGGTAGCGAGAAACAACTTAACGCCTTCGCTAACCTTCAATTCCGGGTGTGCTGCTGCGAATTCCTCCGTATAGCCGATGGCATTCAGCACGGCTACTAAGGTGTCCATTGCGTCCTGCGCCTCGGTCTTTAGTCGCCCGATCATCGCGTCCAGCATTCTGGTTTGGTCGCGCAGCAGTGCATTTTCTGCCGTCAGACCAGCCGGGTCACACATCGTTTCCAAGTCATGCACGCGGGAGTCATAGTCAGATGCAAGAACAAACTCGCGCATTTGGTCCATGCCGTCGATGTTTGCATCCAGCGTGAATCGCTTAATTTCGCTCATGATTTATCTCCGTCCGTAGACGCTGCAAGGAGGGCGTAGAAGTCGGTAAGCGTGCTGCGTGCGAGCCGATACCCTTCACGTACTCCAGATGTGTATATCGGATGCAGGCCCTGTCCGCGGTCGTTTCCCACGCGGTCAAGCCACGCCTCAACTACGGCATCGGTTAGTGCTTCACGGGCATCTGCTACAGGCACGTTCGCTTCGGGACTGGCAGGGGCGGCGAATCTAGACCAGCAGGATTTGCAGCGCAGAGCATCCACATGCGCATCACGCGTCTCAGCGATATTTCCGCAAGCGCAGTGCAGTGCAGTCGGCGCGCTTCCAGTGGTCGGAGCGGTGGATTCGAGCGAACTAGGATTGAGCGGGCATGAGAAGCCCTTGCAATACGCCCCTTCCGGTAGTTTCTTTTCGCACTTCGAGCATTTGACTGCCATTTGGCCTCCTGTTGTGATTACGCCAACACTACCTTCTCGATAGTATTTGCGTCAATGGTTATTTGATGGGGATTATGCAAAGCTCCATTCGTGCGGGTTGCTGAACCTCCCCGCCATGATGTCTAGCGCATAGTTAGCTCGGCGCAATGTCTGCTCGGCGTGCCCTATTTGCGCTTGCTTGCGGCGAATGAATGACTCTTTTGCTAGAACGATGTCGGGATAGGCAAATCGCTTACCGCCGTGCTTGCGATCTGGCGCAAGAACGAAGCGGCGCATCCCATAATGATCAATCCAGAATCCGCGAGGCGTCCGCTTGGTGATGGCGAACTTGCGTAACTCAACTTCGAGGCCCGTTGCGTACTCGTCGCCGGTTGCGAAGTCATCGAACCGGAACAGAAACTCGCTTGCACCTGTTACGCCGTAGCCCGACGATAGAAGCGCTGGCTTGCTGAATGTGTTCATTGATTGGTATCCAAAGACGGCAAGTTTGATAGGGCCACACGTGAGCCGCGTCGATTGCGCACTGCCCCGTGGTATTGGCGACGATTCGATTCGCGTCCGTGCCGGTGCGTATGAAACTGCCGCGTGCGCAGTTCTCGCAGCGCTTTGCCGGGTTCTTAGGCGCGCTCATAGCACCGACGCAGCGCAAAGACGTTGCTAGATGCGAACAGGTCTAACCAGTCGCATCCTTCCTTGCGAGCCGTTGTGACGCATGCGAACGCCTCGGTAAAAGCTGTAACGACGCCGACCAAGCAACCGTCCGACTCGCGGAACACGTAGAACCGTTTCATTTATTGCCCCTAGCACCAAACAACATCGTTATATGAGACGGAGCGAATGACTTTCCCGTTGTCGCACACGTCATAGTGATTTCTGAACAGCGCGAGATAGGCAAATACCCTGCGTGCTGCGTAGACGTAATCGGAATAGAACATTTTCGCTCTCGTGTTTCCCTGGCTGATGCCAAATACTACCGTAATGGTATTTTGCACGTCAATACCTTTTTAGGAGTATTTGGTTATGCGTCCACTTTGCGGGGCAAAAACTCGCACGGGCGCTCCGTGCGGAGCCAAGGCAGTAAAAGACGGCAAGCGTTGCCGCATGCACGGCGGGGCAACGCCGAAGGGCATCACGAACGCGCTGAAACAAGGCATATACGCCCGCGTTATCCGTCCAGAACAACAGGCTAGCGCTGCGTACATTCGCGCCAACCTGGGTAATGTCGATGACGAAATCGTGATCGTGCGCCTACAGCTAGAGGCAACGCTTGCTGCTCAGAACGCCGCGATGGTGAACGACCAAAACGGGCTTGAACTGCAAAAGTTCAACGATAAGGAATCGACCGAATATTCGGCTGGCCCTGAGCGCGTTTATGAGCGAGTTGACTACAACGCGCACATTGACCGCCTCACGGCGCGCATAGCGTCTCTTGAACGCATGCGCATGGAGTTGATGGAGGCAGAGCGTAACAAGCCGCCTGCTGATGACGATGAGCCCCCGCAATGGGTGATTAGCGTTGTCCCGCCCAAGGTGAAGTGATGGGGCGAATCATCCAGTCACAGATGACTGAGCCGCAAGCTCGGTTCTTCGCGCTCGACGCCAAATATCCCGCGTTCGTCGGCGGGTTTGGTGTTGGAAAGTCTGAAACGATGGCGAACTGCGCGATTCGTGATGCGATGCAATCCAGTTCGTCACTTATCGCCCTGTATGAGCCGACTTACGACCTTGTGCGCCTGATCATGGCCCCGCGCATGGAAGAAAAGTTGTCTGAAATGGGCGTTCGGTACAAGTACAACAAAACCGAAAACATCATTTACACGTCGTCACCCGGCATTGGCGATTTCATTTTGCGGACGCTGGAAAACCCCGCTCGGATTATCGGGTATGAAGCGTACCGCTCGCACGTTGACGAAATCGACACGCTGAAGAAGGCGCAAGCCTATCTGGCGTGGCGAAAGATCATCGCTCGTAATCGCCAGAAGTTGAAGGATAAGCGCGGGAATCAGCTTCCAGGCACGTTCAACCGTGTGAGCGCATACACCACGCCTGAAGGCTTCAACTTCGTCTATGAGACGTGGAAGAAATCGCCTAAAGCTGGATACGTGATGATCCAGGCCCCCACGTGGTCTAACCCGTGGTTGCCGGATGACTATGTTGACAACCTGCGCGACAGCTACCCGCCGCAGTTGATCGAGGCGTACCTAGCTGGCGAGTTTGTGAACCTGACGCAAGGAACGGTGTATCTCTGCTTCAACCGTACCGAGTCCGTAAAGCCTTGCCCGTATAACCCTGCTCTGCCTTTGCATATCGGGATGGACTTCAACGTCAACCCTATGTCGGCGTCTGTTCATCAAGAGCAGCCAAACGGCGAGATTTGGTGCGTTGGCGAGTTTGCCGAAATGACCAGCAACACGCACGACCTAGCCGACAAGATCATTGCGCGCTACGGCAAAGAGTCATTCGACCCGATGAAGCCAGACCTGTCGCACATAACGATATATCCAGACCCGGCCGGGACTCAGCAGAAAACTAGCGCGCAAGGGAAAACTGATATTTCGATCCTTCGAGAGAAGGGTTTCAACGTCATCCATATGAATGCGCATCCGCTCATTCGTGATCGTATCAACTACGTGAACGGCTGGTTGTTAAACGGCCATCGAGTGAGGCGTTATTTCGTTGACCCGTCATGCGAGAACGTAATCGAGTGCTTCGAACAACTCGTGTATGACCCGGCCACGGGCCAGCCAGATAAAAAATCAAACGTCGATCACATGCCCGATTCGGTTGGTTACTACCTCTGGACGAAACACGTGTGGATTCCAGCGCAACGCATTCAAACCGGACACATGAGCCGATAACTGGATCGATCCTATGACGCGCAAACACATCACATCGTGCCAAGTATTCCCGGTCGGCAAGTATGAGCGAGCCGACATCGAAGAAGCGATTCAGGAGGCATTCGACAACACCGTCCGCGAAGGCATCGTAATGACGCGCCTACCCGATGGTGGCCTGATCGCATCGCATCAAAAACCATATGTCCCGTACTAGGAGGCCGCTATCTGGCTCACGCTCAAAGCAACGCGCACGAAGGATAACGACCTACCTCAACGCGCGTTCGACATCACTTGTCTGAACACAGTATTAGACGGCACGTTATACGACAACCTGCCGAATTCATTTCATACCGAGAAAAACGAGGCTGAAGAATATGTCAAGCTGAGGGATCGTCGGCCATCTGTTCGCTATGCTCTATGCCGAGCAGTCGTAGACGATTCAGTCGGATTGCTCTTTAGTGAAGAACACTTTCCAAGCGCGAAAGTTGAAAATCCCGACACGGTTGCGAGTCTTGCGGCAATCGTTAAAGATTGCTCGCTTAACGAGGTAATGATCGATGCCGCTACACGCGGTTCGGTTGGTTCAGTCGCCATTCAAATGCGAGTCCTGAATAGTCGGCTTTTCTTCAAGGTTCTGCCGACGCAGTTCCTTACGCCGACATGGCAAGACGACGCCCCCGATACGCTGACACTGGTAACGGAGAAATACAAGACAAAGGGCAAAGCGCTATTCGACTTGGACTATCCGATCAGCCCGGATGACTTCGCCGCTGATTTCTGGTTTCAGCGGACATGGGATAGCAACGCTGAGAACTGGTTCGACCCGTGGCCCGTTATCCCCAAGAAACTGGACTACGTTCCGGTGATCGATGCGAAGCGCAGCAAGTCGCACACGCTCGGCTTCGTCCCTATCGTGTGGATCAAGAATCTGCCCGGAGGCGATGACATCGACGGCGCATGCACGTTCAAGCTCGCCATCGACACGAACATCGAGATTGACTATCTGCTTAGCCAGGGCGGGCGGTCGCTGAAATACAACCTCGACCCAACGATGATGATTAAAGAGCCAACTATGGGCGCTGGCGGGACGTTGGTGAAGGGAGGCGGTAACGCAATCGTGGTTGGGCCGGATGGCGACGCCAAGATGCTGGAAATGACTGGAGGCTCTATCGATGCCCTTCTCGAATTCGTGCGCCTTGCTCGGCAAGTCGGGCTCGAGTCGATCCACGGCAACAAGGCGGACGCAGACAAGATCGCCGCGGCACAATCCGGCCGCGCTATGGAACTGATGAACCAGGCGCTTATCTGGCTCGCTGACAAGCTGCGCATCAGCTACGGTGAAAAGGGCTTGCTCTCGCTCTACAAGATGATTGCGAAGGCATCCCAAAAAACCGGCCTGAAGGATTCCAACGGAAAGGACATCGCGCCCATTTCGACGGATGAGCCGTTGGCGCTCAAGTGGCCTAATTGGTACGCGCCAACGTTCACCGACAAAACGAACGAGGCTAGCACCCTGTCGTCGCTCACCACGAGCGGAATTCTCTCGAAGGAAACCGCAACGGAATCCATCGCTGACCAATACGACATCGAAGACGTTCCCGCCGAACTGGCGAAGATCGCAATCGAGCAGAAAGCCGCAGCAGACGCAGCGGTTGCCCTCGCAGTAGCAACCAAGCCCGTCCCGGATTCAACCGGCGACTAACACCGCGCACGATGCGCAACACCGAACGGCCCGCTAGATGCGGGCTTTATTCATTTCTATAGGATCGGGCTGAAGCCCATACCAACTATGCGCATTTCTTCCTTACTCGCTCACCTTCTCGGCTTCTCCCTCGCTCGCTCGTATGTCGATGACCCGGACGCTGGCGGCGGTGGCGATGCAGCCGCCGCTGCTGCTGCCGCTGCTCGTGCAGCGAACCCGCCCCGTGAATCGTTCTCGCGTGAGTACGTATCTGAAATCCGCGAAGAGGCCAAGTCATGGCGCGTCAAGTTCCAAGAGCGTGATGTGGCGCTCAAGGAAGCGAGCGAAAAACTCACCGTTGCCGAGAAGGCCGCTCAAGAGGCTGGCACGAAAGCTGAACAGGCGGCAAATGAGCGCGTGATGCGTGCCGAACTGAAGGCCGTCGCACTCAAACATGGCGTGGTCGATATGGACCTGTTGAAGCTTATGGACCTTTCGGCGGTCAAGTTGCTGGAAAACGGCGACATCGAAGGGGCTGACGCTCTGTTCGAAGCCGCGAAGAAATCGAAGCCGCATTTCTTCGGAGCGGTATCGACAAGTTCGACCGCCAAGACTCCGCCAGTTGGCGACCCAAAGGTTACGGATGCGCGCAAGCAGACGCCTGAAGAATACGCCGCCTCGAAGGCCGCATATCTGAAGGCGAACAAGTAACAGCCTGATCCTTCCGCAACAAATCGAGTAGTTCCCCTGTAAATAGCGGCCCGCCAATGTGCGGGCCGTTTCCATTTGAAGGCATCACAATGGGTATTCAAGCATTCCCGGCCGCGCTCGTCCCGGCTATCCAAACCGGCATGTTGGCGCGTGAATTCGAAACGGGCCTGCAATCGGTCCTGACGTATCGCGAAGTTGCAGACCGCGAAATCTTCCCGGCCGCCATCGGTGAAACGCTCACCAAGACGCGCAAGGGTTTGAAGACGCCAGTTACCACGCCGCTGGTTCCCTCGACCAATACCAATCTAGACAACGGCTTGACGCCGAGCGGATGGACAATCGAGCAATACACGCTTGCGGTCAACATGTACGGCGATACCATCGATCTGAACATGGTCACGTCGCGCGTTGCCATCGCATCGCAGTTCTTGCAGAACGCGAACACGAACGGCATCCAGGCGATGCAGTCTGTTGATCGGATCGCGCGCAACGTGATTTTCGGCGCGTACCTGTCGGGCAACACCCGCGTGCGCGTCACGCTCGGCTCTGCTGGCGCAACCGTTTCGGTGGATGACATTCGCGGCTTCCAAACCGCGTTTTCGAACGGCATTCAAGTGCCCGTTTCGTCCAGCTTCCCGCTTACCGTCACCGTTGGCTCGGATGTCTACACGCTGACCGGCGCGACCGCTGACGGCACCAACGTGTCTACGGCTTTCGGCGGTATCTCGGGAACGCTGACGTTCACCACGAACGTGACCGTGGCCGATGGAACGTTGAATCAGCCGGTGGTCGCTGCTGTCGGTTCGTCCATTTTCCGCCCGAACAACCGCGCTACCTGCGCGCAACTCGTGGCTGGCGACACAATCACCATTGCGGTCCTGTTGAACGCCGTTGCGACACTGCGTTCGAACCGCGTCCCGACGATTCGAGGTCTGTACAACGCGTATCTGGATGACCGCCAAATCATCGGCCTGTTCGCTGACCCGGAATTCCAACTGCTCTACCGTGGTCAGTACGCATCCACCGCGTACCAACAAGGCCAGGTGATGGAAATGGTCGGCATGCGCATCATCCCGACAACGGAAGCGCCGCAGCAAGCATCGCTCGGCGCTGGCGTGATCCACCGCGCACTCGTGTGCGGCCAGGGCGCAATGATCGAGGGCGACTTCGCGGAAACCGGCTACAGCGATGTGGCGGGCGACGAAGGCTTGGTCGAAATGCTCGACGGCGTGGCGATGGTGACTCGTGAACCGCTCGACCGCTTGAAGCAAATCGTGGCGCAATCGTGGTACTGGATCGGCGGCTTTGCTGTGCCGACCGACATCACCGCTACGACCAACATTATCCCGACCGCGACGAATTCGTACTTCAAACGCGGCGTGATTGTCGAATCGCTGTAATCGACCCGTAGCGATGTGGGCGCGCTTCCAATGGTGAAGCGCGCCCCGCCCCACACATTCCCAGGACAGAACATGGCAACGAAAAAGCCAGTCGCAACGACTGATGCAGAAATTCCAGAAAGCGTAAAGCTTGCCGCTCCGCACGGCTTCTATGACGAAGCGGGCGAACTGCAAGCATGGTTGCAAAACGAAGTCGTCACCGATGCAAAAGACATCGCATTGCTGATCGAGCGCGGCGCACGCCTGTTCGGTATCGGTGATGAGCCAGCGGAACCCGCTAAGGCGGCGTAATGGCCTCGCTAACCGATGCGCAATTGGTGGACTGTCGGCGGTTCTGTGGTTTCCCATTGTTCGGCGGTCAACCGGTGCAGGCGTTCGGTTATCGCTTCTTTCAGTGGTACGGAACGCTCGAATTCCGCATGAACAACATGGACCCGGCCGAAACGGTTGTCGTGACGAACTATCTCACGCAATTGAACCTGCTGGAAACCGCGATTTACGGAACGTCCGCGAATCTCGATACCGATGTTGCCGCCGTCTGGACGCACAACAAAAACGAGCAGCGCGACCGCGAAGCGTTGTTTGACTCGCAACGCCGCCGTTTGTGCGCGTTCTTTGGCATCCCGCCCGGTCCCGGCTTGAAAGCTGTTTCCAGCGGAATCAGTTTTGAGGTCTAAATGGACGGCGCGACCCTGCAAGGAAAGATTTACGAAGGCTACGCCAAGGCCGCTATTCGGCTCGGCTTGCCCTTCGCGCAGTATCGCCCTAGCGGAGCTAACAACCCGGTAACAGGAGCGCCGCTGAACGCCTCCATGCTCGCATCGTTCAATGCGGAGGATATGAAGTACGGACGGCCGAATAAATACGGCAAGGCGACGTGGTATTGCTTGGCCGATGGAACGCAACTCGCGGTGTTCGATTATCTCGTCGGCGCGAGCGGAACGTACTTCATCGCGGCTATGCAACCGCTGCTGCCGATCCTGGCCGTTGAGTGCAATCGCACTGTGAGCGTGACGCGCCCGCAGCTACAAACGCAAGTCGGCGGCCTCACGGATTACGAAGGCACCACGGCGGTGAACGAAACGCCGCTCATGGCTGGCTGGCCCGCGTCAATCCTGCAAGGGAGCAAGGGCGAGAAAGGCGAAATCGTTTTGCCCGGTGACGTTCGCAACGCATGGTGGATCGTGCTGTTTCCTTCGACCCCTAGCGTAGTTCTGCGCTCTGGCGACTTGATATATGACGACAACAATCGGCGCTACATCATTTCGAGTGCGGAACTTACCGACCTCGGCTGGCGATTAACCGCGCTCCAAGGACAAACATAAAATGCCGAGTCTTTACCCGCCCGTCAATGGGCCGTTTACCAAAACGGTGAACAAAAACACGTACACGTCTGCCGGTCAATATCAGCCCGTCACGGTGATTATCCCGGCCGATGTTCATTCGCTTCAAGAGGCCGGATGGCTCGACGTGACAGTCTGCCCAACGCCCAACATGACAACCAGCCGATAAAAATATGGCTGATCTAAGCGACGTTCAAAACGTGCTGGTCGGCCTAGTCGCTGGCTGGCTGTACCCGGTCACAAGCTCGGGTAACTCGGTGCTCGGCTTCCCCGTCCGAATCGGTCAGGGCTGGCCTACTGCCGCGCAGATGGACCCCGATCTATACGATGGGATTGCGAACATTTCCATCTATGCCACGGCGAACGAGCGCAAGACCACACGCTTTGTGCAAGGGTGGCAACAGCTATCGAGCAACGCGCCCACGCTGACGTTAAATTCGGTCGGGCAAGTCATCACAGTAGCCGGGACGAATCCCGCGCCCTACTCTCAACAAAACTGCGCTGTGTTCGTGAATGGTGAGCCGTTCACATACGCGGTTCAGGCAGGCGACACGCCCGCCATCATAGCGAGCGCTCTAGCCGCCGTGATTGCGATTGTTATCCCCGGTACGGTTTCGTCTAGCGGGACGATCACGCTACCCGCTGGCGCGCGCATCGGCGCTTTGCGTGTCGGGGGAACGGGAACGGCGGTTAGGGTCGTGCGGAATCAGTGCCGATTGTTCCAGATAATCATTTGGGCCTCGACATCGACGCAGCGAACGGCGATTGCAAACCTGATTGACCCGCTCCTGGCGGACATGCCTCGCATTGCGATGCCTGACGGCTTATACGCAAAGCTGTCGTATCACGATAGCCCGCAAATCGACCTTGGCGAAAAGGCCCGATTGTTCCGGCGCGATCTGCGCTACATGGTTGATTTTTCGACCACGAAGCAAATGGGCACGGCACAAGTCATCGTCGGCACAACGATCATTTCCGATACGTTCGGCAACCTCATCAAAACAATCAATTCATAGGGCATCTATGGCAAAGGCTCAAGCGCCGCAGTTCAGTTTTGAACTCGTGGTGATTCACCCATTTGGCGACCACGAACGCGGAACGCGAATCAGCGAACCGGACGTTATCAAGGCCGTTCTCGAAGGCGACAACGCGCACCACTGCAACAAGGTCGCAAAGCCGCAGTAATCCACCAACGAATGATCAGGAAGCCCGCTATATGCGGGCTTTTTGCATTGGAGAAACGACTTGCCCATTTATCAAGCTGGCGCACTGAATACCACGGCGCTTAGCGCGCCTGGTGTGTACCTTCAAATCCAACCGCCGCCCCTCATCATCAACGGCGTACCGTCCAACCTGCTCGGGCTCGTCGGTGTCGCTTCTTGGGGTCCGGTCAACGCGCCTACCCTAGTCGGCTCGCCGGGTGACGTGACGCAGTACATCGGCGCGAACACCGTCCGCAAGTACGACCTTGCGACCGCGTGCGAAGTCGCGTTCAAGTTTGGCGCAACGGCGATTCAGTATGTGCGCGTCACAGACAGCACGGACACGGCCGCATCGCTCACGCTGAAAGACACCTTTTCGACGCCCGCAACTGGCGCGACGTTGACGGGCTTCTATACCGGAACAATCGGCAATACGATCACTGCTGGCGTAGTCGCAGGCTCGGCGGCGAATACGTTCAAGCTGACAATCCAACGCCCAGGCGCTACAGCAGAAGTATTCGACAACATTCCAGGATCGTCCGCGTCTGTTTTCTGGCCCGCTCTCGTTAGCGCGGTGAACAACGGCCAAAGCTCGGGCCGTGGTCCGTCGCAAATGGTGGTCGCATCCATCGGCGTGGCAACTGCGCTTCCCAACATCGTGACCGTCTACACCGCGTCTGGTGGCCTCGACGGAGCTACGACGATGACTGACGCTCTGTTGGTCGGTACGGACGGCGTAGGGACCGCGAAAAAGGGCATGTACGCGCTTCGTGGAACCGGCTGTCAGGTCGGGACGCTGATCGATCACACAGATTCTACCGCCTGGGCTTCGATCCTCGCGTACGGCTTGTCTGAAGGCACGTACATGGGCGTGCAATCGCCCAACGGGTCGAATTACAGCGCCACGAGCACGCTGTTGAATACGGCGGGCGCTGACGGGTACGGAATCAAGACCTTCGTCGGCGACTGGATCACGTATTACGACAACACCAACGGGCAGAACCGAACGATTGCCCCGGCTACCGTTTGGGCGGCTCTGCAATCGGGTCTTTCGCCTGAACAGTCTTCGCTCAACAAACCGATGCTTGGGTTCGTCGGCACGCAGCGGGTAGCGCAGAAGCAGCCGTATAGCTCTGCTGAAATCGGCGCAATCAAAACCGCTCGTCTGGATGTGATCACCAACCCGTCGCCGGGCGGCAATTACTACGCGTGTCAAACCGGGGTCAATTCGTCCAGCACGAACGGGCAGAACGGCGACACTTACACGCGGATGACGAATTACCTTGCGCTGACGCTCGCGTCTGCGTTCGGCACCGTCATTGGTAAGAACCAGACATCGGACCTTCGTTTGAGTGCTCAAAACGCGATGCAGGCGTTTTTGACCACGCTCTGGCGCGCGAAGATGATTGGCGATTCTAACAATTCGGCAAACGTCCCGTTCACCGTCGAAATCGACGCCGCGAACAATCCCGCCGCAGCGGTCGCGAATGGCTACATGACGGCGAACGTTGCCGTTAAGTTTTGGGCTGTCGTCTTCTACTTCGTCATCAACCTGCAAGGCGGCCAAACGGTCGTTATTCAGTCCACGTCGAAGCCCAACACGGGCATTTAACACGCCAGCGTCACAGCAACTAGCCCGCCAATAGTGCGGGCTTTTTTGCGTCCATGCAAAACGTACACGAGAGCAAAACATGCCTTTAAACGGCTTTACCGTTGGTCGCGACGTATCGACCAATATCCAGACGCCTAGCGGCGCGCTGACGCTCGGCGGCCTCACCAAGTTCACGTCCAAGCCGGAAACGACCGACAAGAAAGTGAAGCTGCTGAACGGTCGCACGAAGCACCTGATTTTCCCCGATGGATGGGTCGGCTCATTCGAATGCGAGCGGCAAGACTCGACTATCGATGACTTCATTGCCGCGCAGGAAGCGAACTACTACGCAGGGCAAAACCTGCTGCCTTCGACCATCACCGAAACCATCAACGAGGTTAGCGGTGCGGTCACTCAATACCAATACGTTGGCGTGATCTTCAAGCTTGAAGACGCTGGCGACTTCGCAGGCGATGAAACCGTTAAGCAAAAGCTGACGTTCATGGCTGAAACCCGTATCAAACTGGCCTAAACATGACGACTCTTAACGTCCGCAGCAACAAGAAGCAAACCGCCGAAACGCCGTCTGAACAGCTTATCAAAAAGGCTGATTCCGCCGTAACTATCGACACGCCGAACGGCTTCAAAGTCACGCTGAAGAAACCGGGCGTTTTGAGTCAGTTCCGGCTTGTGAAGATGCTTGGCGACGCGGCAAAAAATCAAGTGTATGTCGGCATGATGTTGCCAATGACATACGTGTCTGAAATCGACGGTCGCGCGATTGCATACCCGAACAGCGAGCGCGAACTCGAAGCGCTGATTACACGCCTCGATGAAGAAGGCGTCAATGCCGTGATGAACGGCGTAGCGCAACATTTCGGCGGCCAAGCCGACCCGGAAGCGGCGAAGGCTGACATAAAAAACTAGCGCGCTCTGTTCCGGTTAGCGAAGCGCTTTGGCTCGTTCGAAATGGCGTGCCGTTCGATGTCGCGTTCGCATTAGATGACGTGACACGAGCGGCATTCGCTATCAAGTTTTCCGAGTTTGAAGGCCACAAGTTTGATTACTCGAAAATGGAATTTAAAGAATGATCGGAACACGGACATTCACGAGCATGAACGCTTTCGCGTCTCACCTACTCGCGCGTCAAGCGCTGGTAGTTGTTGAGCTGAGAACAGGGCTTAAATTCGTTACGACTGCCATTAAAGATACCGCCCAGGCAGAGCTAGGCCACTACCAAGCTGCGGTCGGGCCGTTTGAGGCATGGAAGGAATTGGCGGACGCGACGAAAGAGGACCGCGTGCGTCAGGGCTTCACAGAGAACGACCCGCTGTTGCGCAGTGGCGCGCTGAAAGAGTCTGTAGCTGATGAAGTGGTGGGATTAGACGGCTATGTAGGGTCCGACAAGGACGAAGCCGTATGGATGGAGCTAGGAACCGACAAAGCCCCGCCACGGGCTTACCTTGGGCCTGCTGTGATCCATAACGAAGACCTCATCAAGGAAGTGCTAGGCGCGGCGCTCGTTACCGGGATTCTCGGATCGGGAGTTAAGTCAATCACGACCATGACATCGAAGCTGATCAAGTAATCGCGCGGAACACTCGCAGCAGGATATAGAGCGCGGGCAAGCCGATCACGAGCACGAAGAAGCAAAGTATTGACCGCCCCGCGATGCTCGCCACTTTCAAGGCCTGCTCTTTTCGCAGGGGCGAAAGTGTGCGCGATTGCACATTCAGCGGGCGGATATTCGGATATTGCACAAACTCGAAATGATCGGCCGCCCACTCATGGAACTTGAAAAGGTAGTTTTTCATAAGCCCAAAACGGTAGTAAAATGCCACTTCTACATCGGAGCGGCTATGTTTGAAAGCAAAAAGGGTGTGCCGGGAATCTACGCGATTGTAAACCTGAAAGACGGAAAGCGATACGTCGGATCGGCGGTTTGCCTAGGGACGCGTGCTAGGGCGCACGAAAATCAGCTTGCGGGCAATCGCCACTTCAATAGGCGATTACAAGGCGCATGGAATCGCGACGGAGCCGATTCGTTCCGTTTCGATGTTATCGAAGTGGTAGGAAGCACGTCCGAATTGATCGCAGCAGAACAGCGCCATATAGATGCCGCTGCCGCGAACAGATACAACCTTCGACCGAAGGCAGAATCCAATTTAGGGATTCGATGGAGCGATGAGTTCAAGGCAAAGATTAGTGCGGGGCTGACTGGGAAAGTCCATAGCGAAGAAACCAAGCGGCGCATGAGCGCATCGCACAAGGGAAAAATTCGCTCAGCCGAGCACACAGAAAAGATCATTGCAACGAAACGCGGCGTCCCACGCCCTGCTCACGTAATTAAGGCGTCTTCCGATTTTTTAAGGAAATTCACCGATGCTCAAGTGATTGAGATAAGGGCCTTGCGCGCACTTGGAAAGACATACCGCGTTATAGCGGAGCAATACAACTGCTCACAATCAACAATCCTCTTTGTTGTCAAAGGAAAGGGGGTTTGCTACTCGGGGTGATATTATCTTTGAGGCATTTCGCATAGGCGTAAAATTAAGCCTTGTCAATGAAGTATCGCATGGTTTGATTGCGATGGCGAAGGATTTTAATAAGGCGGAATACGCCGCCGATTCTCTGCGCTCGAAAATCGGCAAGATGGGCACTGCAACAAAATTCGCATTCGGTGGCGCTATCGCTATGGGCGCGGGCGCTGCAATCCTGATGTCGATGAAGCCCGCCATTGATGCGGCGAAAAAGTGGGAAACCGCCAAGGCAAATTTCAGCCTTTTCGGCATGGACGCAGCGCAGAACAACGAAGCGTTCAAGTTTGCACAGAACATGAGCATCGTAGGCTCTACCTACGTTGACAACCTGCACAAGATGACGGAAGCGCAAGGCGCTTTCCGTGAGTCGGGCCTGAAGGGTGACGAAGCATTGGCGGGCGCGAAGCTCGCAGCGCCGATGCTGGCTCGCTTGGCTGTCACGGCCAAGGCAGGCGGACACGAAATGTCCGAGAACGACGATAAGAACCTCATCCGCGCTATCGAAATGTCGGGCGGCCTGAAGGACGCCAAAACGTTCAACAGTCGCGCGGACGCAATTTATAAGCTTGTCGGCTCGTCGGGCGGGCAGGTGCATTACGAAGACGTGCGCGCGTTCTATGCGCGAGGCGGCGTTTCGGCAAAGGGATTGACCGAAGACGCGCTTATGAAGTTTGAGCCGCTTATGGGTGAAATGAAGGGCACATCGGCCGGTACGGCGTTGATGACTTCGTTTAACCGCTTGAACGGTATCGTCAAGCTTCCTAACCAAATCACGCACGAACTCGTGAACGCTGGTTTGTGGAACGGCAAAAACATCGAGTGGAACAATCAGGGCGGCGTTAAAAACATCAAGTCTGAGGGCCTGCTGAAAGGCGCTGATCTGCTTCAGTCTGACCCGGTGAAGTGGGAGAAAGAAATTCTAGAGCCCATGTACGCAAAAATGGGCTTGACCACGCAGAACCAAAAGAACATCGAGAACGCGCGTTTGTTCGGGCGCACTGGCGGCACGCTGTTTTCTCTCATGCAGCAGCAAGCGCCAGCAATCGAGCGTTCGCCGGAAGCGATCAAGAAGCGCCTTGGCGTCAATGACTCATACGCTGACTTGCAGAAGACCACGCAAGGCCAAGAGAACGCAGTCGCGGCGAACTGGCAAAACATTCTGACTAACCTCGGCACTGCAATTTTGCCGAACGTCAATGCGGGGCTGACGACATTCAACGGCATCCTTACCAAAATTGCCGACTTCACGCGCGACAACCCCGGATTTGTGAAGTTCGCGATGTATATCCCACTTATCACCGCCGGAATTCTGATCGTAAGCGGCGCTATCGCTATGTTGGTCGCGGCATTCATATTTATCGGCGCTCCGATCCTTCTGGCTGTAACGGCGGTGACATTGCTAGGCACTGCGCTTGTGTGGATTTTCAATCTAATCGATTGGGACGAAGCAGGCCGAGAAATGCGGGCAGGATGGCAAGCCATCAAGGATGGATTTTCTAGTTTCTTTGGATGGCTCGGCGGCCTATGGTCGCATCGTCCTACGTGGATGGGCGGCGATGGCGGAACTGCGCCCGCTGTACCCGGCGATAAGCCTAGCAGCAACGATGCGCCTAAAACGCCAAACATCCGAACTGCTAGCGACAAGAAGGCCACGGTCGTAGCTAGCCTGTACCTGACGAAAGACGGTCGCGAAGCTCTCGCAGAATCGACGGCGCAGCACATCGCAACGGAAGGTTCAAAGGGCACTGGCTCGGGCAACTTCGATCACGGTATGACAATGGGTACTCCGGGGATGGGCTTCTAATGTCTGATGTCGAATTAATCCTTGGTGATGTCACTTTCGCGGAAGAGGAAATACCGGAACACATCGCTGTTAAAACCGGTCACAAGGCAATCGTGACCAAGTTCGTAGGCGGCAAGCGCGACGTTCAAATGCTCGGCGCGGATCACGAGCCTATCGCGTGGTCTGCATGGTTGACGGGAGACAACGCGCTGCAACGCGCGCAGACCTTGAAAGCTATGAACGATGCGGGTCTCCCCCTCATTTTGTCGTGGTCAGAATATCTGTATCAGGTCGTGATTATCGAATTCGAGGCTGATTTCGAGCGCGAGTATCAAATCCCGTATCAGATAAAGATGGAAGTCGTTCAAGACTTGACCGCTCCGCTAAACGGCGATGCCGGTTCATCGATTGATGATCTGATCGGCGGCGACATGAACACGTGCACGGCTCTTTCATCCAGCATTGGCAACACGGGCGTTTCTTCGTCTATGTCTTCGCTGTCATCGGCCATCAGCGCCGTTTCTAGTTTTGCGTCTGCGACCAAGGCGCAGATAACGGCGGTTCTTACGCCTATTGCGCAGGCACGCGCCCAAGTTCAAACGCTCATCGCATCTACCGAAAACACGCTGCAAAGCATTACGACGCTCGGCGGTGTTCTGCCGAATAACCCGCTGGCTACGAACGTCGCGAAGCTAACGAGCCAGGTCAACGCAATGACGAATCAGACCAACTTGGTGCAACTCGATAGCGTGCTCGGGCGCATGGGCGTGAATGTCGGTCAAATCGGGTCGGGTGTTAAATCAATTCAAACGATGGGCGGATCGTTGTTCGATCTTGCCTCAAAGTATTACGGTCAAGTCGCTGGTTGGGTTGGAATATCAAACGCGAATCCTCAGCTTAAGGGCGACACAAATATCAACGGTCCTCAGACTGTTGTTATCCCTCCCTATGACCCACTTCTAAACGGGACAACTATTGTCTAACTCCACCGCATACGCGGTGCGGGGCGCTGTTAAGTTAAATGGTCAGGTAATCCAAGGTTGGTCCGCGTTCGATGTGAACAACAATTCATATTCGAGTGCGGACACTTTCACGTGCACGTTCCTTGCCAACAAGCTTCCTCCCGCACAAAACGCCGACTGGTTTTCAAGCCATAAAGACGCATATGTTGAACTGT